TGGTAGCCCTGTGGCTGTGAATTATACAACGACAGTTTCCGGTACAGGGTTTTCCGGTAACGCAGGGATAAGTCAAATTTCTGCTACAGAAAATCCTACCGATAAACAAAGAACTGGTACAGCTACAATCATTCAGGATGAGAGTGAAAAAACAGCAACCATTTCTTTAAGTCAAGCTGCATCCGTTATCACTTATGAAAACGCTATTTCAGCTAACAAGACAACTCTTACTTTTGCAGCAACAGCAGGAGATCAAGTAGTCACAATCACTTCTACCAGACAAAAGAAGCTGAACGGTAAGAACAGTGGTGCTCCTACAACTGTAAACACTACAGGAAAGGTAACCGGTACGGGTTTCTCTTTGAAAACTCAATCGGGAGCAAATTATACTGTTTCCGCCACTGAAAATACAAATGAGACTACCGGAAGAACAGGGACTCTTGTTGTGACACAGGAAGGGTCGGGAGCAAAATCAATTACGATTAATTTAAGCCAGCTAAAGGCAACTGTTGCTTATGTTTATAATTTGTCTTCTAATCCTTCAAGGGTGGAATTTGCTGCTACGGGTGAAACAAAAACGCTTTCCATTTCTTCTACAAAACAAAAAACAGTAAATGGAAAGAATAGTGGTAGCCCTGTGGCTGTGAATTATACAACGACAGTTTCCGGTACAGGGTTTTCCAAAGGAACAACGGAATATTCTGTTGTGGCGGCAGCCAATACCGGTGCAGTGAGAGAAGGGTCGGCAGTTGTAAAACAATCGGAAGGAACAAAGCAAATAACAATTACGTTGTCACAGGCAGCAGGCACTTCCGCTTAATTTTTTATTGACGTGAGTAGGAAAAGAGACAAAAATAAAAATCAAGGAAAGTCAGACCTGTTAAAGGGTCTGACCAGCCTTTCTTTGGAAGATATTGTAGGATTGCAAAAAACTCTTCCTACTGTACTTCAATCTAAATTACAACAGATGTCCCGGTCTGACAACTTGGGGGATTTGGTGAAAGCTAATCTTTACATGGGGAACATCAACCAAAGACAGGACGATGTAAAGGCTGTGTTCTTCAACCCGGACGAAGCAAGCGATACGGGAAGGGGTTACAAAGACCCTAACTTTTACGGTTCTATGCCGTTTGAGGTACTTCGGAGAATGGGGGACATCTTTGTTGTTCGGGCTGTTGTCAATACCCGTGTCGAACAGGTTCAGAACTTTCTCCATTTCAGTACGGATGAACAGAAAGAAGGGTATACTATTAGAAGGAAAAGAAATCCTTTTGAAAAGGTAAGCGTAGAACGTTCAAGAGAAGATCAGATTAAAATTAGCTATATCAGAAAGTTTTTGGAAGAAGGTGGTTTTCACGACAAATGGGAATCGTTTGATACATTCCAAGATTTTGGGAGAAAAGTTGTGTTTGATAGCCTTACTCTTGATCAACTTGCTTTTGAAATAGTAAGGGATAGATCATGGAATTTGGCTCGTTATCGTGCTGTAGACGCTTCTTTGATACGTTTTCTTGATAGTATCGATCCGAAGTTCCGGGAAGAATTTGAGCAGTATCGGTTCAAAGGCTATTTACCAAAATATTGTATGTGCTGGCAAGGTCAGATTATGCAGCATCCTGTTACGCATGAAAGTGTTATCTTTTACCCTTGGGAGCTGGGTATTGGTATCCGTAACAAATCCACCAACATATATAAAAACGGGTACGGAACATCTGAATTGGAAACATTGTCCAGTGTTATGACATGGATTTTGTGGGGGTTTGAATATAACGGTTCATATTTTTCTAAGGGGTCTAATCCTAAAGGAATTATCAATGTTAAAAATCCAAACATATCGCAGGCTTCTTTAAGCGAGTTCAGACAAGCATGGCAGCAGACGATGGTGGGGGTTCAAAATTCTCATAGAACGCCTATTATCAATGGGTTAGACCTTCAATGGGTTGATTTATCCAAAAACACTAACCGTGATATGGAGTTTAGTGAGTGGGTAAAATTCCTACTTGTTATGACTTGTGCTGTTTATCGTATTGATCCGTCAGAGCTTGGATTCCAATTCAAAGATCAGACAAATATTTTTGGACAAGCTGGACAAAAGGAACGCCTGCAACACTCAAAAGACAAAGGATTAAAACCTATTCTTGTGTTCTTACAAGAGGTGATCAATTATTATCTTGTATCAGAACTGGATGAAGATTTTGAATTTGTCTTTACAGGTGTAGATGCGGAAGATGAAGGAAGGCAGGTTGAGATTGATGCTAAGAAAATTCAAAACGGTATGGTTTGTTTGGAGGATATTTTTGAAAAATACTCTGGACGTAAATTCAACCCGGAAACCGATACCATCTTGAATCAATCCTACCAACTTCAAAGACAATATCAGATGCAGCAAGCTATGTATGGAGGTGATACAATGAATGAAGAAGTGGATCGACAAATTGCGTCAGAAGACAAAGAAGATACACAGAAATCATTCGATTCTAACCCCATCATGAGTGCCGCGATGTCTTACATTGAAAAGAACTGGGGAGAAAAGTAATTTATGAATGTGAGATATGTCAAAAATATCAAGGTCGAAAAGATGCCTTTGGTGTCAAATATACACCATCATGTTGACCCTATGCGTTATCCAAAAGTACAAGAAGGGTATGAAGGTATGGCGCAGGTTATCTTTTCGACACAGATAAACAATATGTTGATGGATTTGACAAAGAAGATGGTGCAACAAAAATCAAAGTAAGTATGCTATTTACACCGGAAGAAATACAGCAGTTGTTTTTCATTGTTGATTACCGTATTGCTCGTGTAATTGCCGATGTGTTGGGGAAGGAATATCTTTCTCAAGAAGATATAGATATGCTGAAAAGATTTGATTTTGATTTAAAGACAGAAGTTCTGAAAATACCACCTTATTGGCAAGCATTCATATTTGGGCGTTTGGCAGCAATTCTTACTCCTGCACAGTTATCTTTTCTTAACTTCAATGACCTTCGGCAATATGTCGAAAAAGAACAATACCCGGAACTTACTTCAAGAGAAAAAGCGGAATATAATGCTGCGGCTATGCGTTCTTATTCTTATATAAAAGGAATGGGAACACGTATAAAAGATTCTCTTTCTTCTACTATTTCAGAAGAAGAAATGAAAATAGCAGTGGCAGAACGGGAGAGGGAAGTCGAAACAGCTATTAGGGAAGAATTGACGGAAGGTGTTCTGAAAAGGAAATCCGTACAATCCATTGTTAGCTCATTGGGACATAGGTTGGACGAATGGAATAGGGATTGGGGGCGTATTGTTGCCACTGAAATGGAGAACATCTTTCAGATAGGGATAGCGCAGACGATCATGAAAGAGCACGGTATCCATGCAAAAGTATATAAGGAAGTGTTTCCCGGTGCTTGCCGGATGTGCCTTAATGCTTACACAACGGCTGGTGCAGGCTCTAAGCCCGTTATTTTTGATTTGTCCGAATTGATTGCCAACGGTACTAACATAGGTAAAAAGTCAAAAGACTGGAAGCCTGTTTTAACAAATATTCACCCTTTTTGCAGGTGTATGTTAAGACATGTTCCAGATGGATATGAATGGGATGACAAAACACAGTCATTTGAACCTAAAAAAGTAGATGAAAGTAAGCGGGTTCAGAGAAAATCAAAGGTAAAAATAACTGTAGGTACAAAATATTTCGAAGTGTAGCTATATGTCAGGTTTTGTAATTATGCTTTAAAAACATAAAGTAAATAGAATCCATTTTATTTTAATTTTGTATGTTTGTACTATGATTAAGTCGTTTAAATATAGATTGAATCCTACCAAAGGTCAAATAATTCAAATGAAAAAGACTTTTGGTTGTTGTCGTTATATCTATAATTGGGCACTTGATTTGAAAATAAAAGCATATCAAGAAAGTAAAAGGTCTTTATCTGCTGTTGATTTATGCAAAGAGCTTACTTTATTAAAACAAAGAGAAGATTATTTTTGGCTTAAAGAAGTTTCAAGCGAATTCTTACAGCAATCTATAAGATGTTTGGATTCTGCTTTTACAAAATTTTTTAGAGAGCATACTGGCTTTCCAAAGTTCAAATCCAAACATCGCGACAATCCAACTTTTAAAAATATCAACTCTGTCAAGATTGATTTTGAAAACAGTAAAATCAAAATTCCGATTTTAGGCTGGGTAAAATTTTATAAAAACCGTTCTTTTGAAGGGAAAATAGGAACAATAACAGTTTCAAAATCTTCTACTGGTAAATATTATGTAAGTGTATTGGTAGAAGATGGAAATTCTTTACCTGAAAAGAATCTTATTACGTTTTCTACTTCTGTCGGAATAGATGTTGGTTTAAAAGATTTTGCTGTTTTATCAAATGGACAAGTTTTTCAAAATCCAAAATATCTTGAAAAATCCTCTAAAAGATTAGCTTGTTTGCAAAGAAGACTTTCAAGAAAAAAGAAAGGAAGTGACAGGTACAAAAAGGCAAAATTGGCTGTTGCCATCTGTCATGAAAGAATAAAAAACCGTAGACAAGATTTTCTGCATAAAGTTTCTAAAAGAATAATCAGTGAGAACCAAACTGTTATTATTGAAGATTTGAATGTAGAAGGAATGTTGAAAAATCATTGCCTTGCAAAAAGTATTTCTTCCGTCGCTTGGAATGAATTTTTTAGAATGTTGCAATATAAAGCAGAATGGAACGGAGTAAATCTTATTAGAATAGGAAGATTCGAACCTTCTTCAAAGATGTGTTCTTGTGGATATACCAATAAAGATTTAAAACTTTCAGATAGAAGGTGGATATGTCCTTGCTGTGGTTCTGAAAATGATAGAGATTTACTTGCAGCACAAAACATTAAAAAATTTGGCTTAGAAAAACAGAATCTTCTAAGCCAAGAGAATATTTCACCGGTGGTAAACCGGGTAGGGGACGCGGAGTTGCCGACATTTGTCGGAACGGTGAAACGTCAAATTATATCGGTATAAATTGATATATAATTACCATTCGAAGTGTAATGAAAACAAGAACGATTTTTAATTCCGGTTTTATCAGTATTCTTACTATAGATGGTTCAAAATGGATAAAGGACATCCAAGTAGGAAATGTGATAAAAACCGTTTCCGGTTACAGAAGGGTGACAAAGGTTATCCAGTCTGAACTGTCTTCTGTTCCTCGTATTTTTGATATATGCTACGTTACGGAAGATGAAACTCTTGAAAAGGGATACCGTGAAGATGCTTTACATAGAGTGGTAGACGGCTCTTACGTTTTGTGCCATAATAAAACAAAAAGAGTGGATAAGATAAAGCCGGGCGATGTTCTTATGCTTAAAAATGGATGTAAGGGCAAAGTAACCAACATTATACAGATACCTATTGCAAATGTTTCGCAATATTTCTATACCTTTGAACTTGACAAGCCGGACTTCTATTTTGCAGATAATGTCTGTGTACCGGATGCGACAATTTGTAAAGACAAAACAAAATAATTTTTGATATGGGTTTAAATTTGAAGGCGTTGCTCGGATTGCAGACGCAAAATGAAAAAATAGCTGAATACAAAAGACTTCTTAAAAAAGGAAAAGAGATAAGCCAAGAGATAAGTTCACTTGGTGAAATTTATTCTATTCAGAAGTCGCAGTATGATGAACTGAAAGGGAGTGAAGATGCTGATGCAGTTGCAAAGGCAGAAAGTTGTTTTAATGAGTTTTTGAAGCAACAGTCTAAGGATTTAATGGACGTATATAAAAGAAGAAGCTCTATCCAGAAATCCATTGCAAAGTTGGAAAATGACGAAGAATTTGCTGAAATGGCAAAAGATATTCGCCAGCTTGAAAACTGTCGTGAGTTATGGAGACAGGGTTTGATCAAGAAATCTGTTTACTTCGATTTATTTAAGGCGAAACAAGGTAAAGTTCAGTTTGCGGACGTGCTTGTTTTTAGAGGTGACAAACTTCTTATTTTGAATCGTGTGGGAGAAAAGGGTGCGGTTTCAAACGATTGGTGCATTCCAGGCGGACATGTTGATCCGGGAGAAACTTTTTTGCAAGCTGCAAAAAGAGAACTGTTTGAGGAAACAGGTATTGACATGTCGGAAGAACTTTTGATGCCGGTTGGCAAATACATCCCAAAGAGAAAGGGCATTGAAATTCATTATTTCATGTGCTACATTGACCCTGACGCGCCAGCAAACATTCTTGTGGACGGAGAAGAAGAAACAGGTAGTGAATGGATCAATCCTCACACTGAACTTGACCAATATAATTTCATTTTTGATATGAAAGATAATATCAAGCGTATTCTTGGTATCGAAGTGCCGGATGAATTTCAATTGGTGATGAAATCTTTCAAAGAGGGTAAAATTTCAAAGGACATATTCACCTCCTATTGTGAAAAGAATCCTGAAAAACTTGAAAAGTCGGCAAACAAAACTTCTTTTACGCATGAAGAAAGAAAGGATTTGGCAAAGAAAGGTGAAGCAATGCCCAATGGCAAATATCCTATTCGCAATCGGCAGGATTTGAAAGATGCTATTCGTTTGTCCGGTAGTTCTTCTATGTCGAAAGAAGAAGTAAAGAAATGGATCAAGAAACGGGCAAAGGAGCTTAATCTGGAAGACGAATTGCCGGAAGACTGGAAAGTAGAAAAAACTATGGATACAGCAGACGCACATGTATTGCAGCGTGAATCTTTGGATGGTGAAACCAAAAATATTGTTCGTACAGAGGATGGTGTAGGCGAAGGTATTGAAAAGGCTATTACTTTCAAGAGAACTATCTATGAAGAAAAAGAAGTCGAAGTGGTAGAAGAGCCGAACAAATACACTTACGGTGAGTTTCATATGAATTTCTCTGATAATGATGGTGGAAAAGGAGATAAGTTTGCTGATTTTTTAGGCATACTTCAAAAGGTAACTTGTCTTGGTAAACCTTTTTCTATTGTTATTAAGACAGAAGAAAATGGGGAACAAGAATGGAAATGGAATGGTAAGTTTCGCATTGAAGGCACTACCAAAACAGAAAACATCCGAAAATCGACAGAAGATGAATTGTCTGTTGAAAATGGAAATACCGAAGAAATCGAAAAGTCCAAAAAGACCGATAAGAGTATTTTCAACACTTATCTCAATTTTCTGGAAGGAACTAAAACACGTCTTAAAAATATTCATTGGGGTGAGGAAGATAATTCCAAGCATGTCTATCTCGATGAACTTTCAGAAGAAGTTTCAGAATTTGAGGATAAGATTGCGGAAGCCGGGCAATCGGGATTCGGACGATTCAAAGACGGGGAAATCCAAGGGGATGAAGTGAAAGAGGATGATCCGGTTGCTATTTGCCAAATGATATTCGACAAAACGATTGAGTTCAGAAAAGAACTTGCTGAAAAGGATGAATACATTGGCGAGGTAAGCTGGATTGATGATTTTCTTGCAACACTCAAACAGTCTAAATATAGATTGCAATTGCATTAAGGAGTTTGGAGATAAATTACGATAATAATTAATAAAAGTTAAAATATTGAGTTATTGTGATTTAATTCTAATTTTGCAGTATTTTTGAGTGTTATAAATACGTTTATTTCAATTTCAACCAATCAAAATGTTTGATAGTTTTAAATTATATGTAGATTTGGATTTGGAGAAAGCCAAAAGCGCGGTATCAGAGCAACAATCTCCATACGCAAACATGGTATTTTCCGGTGTCGCTTCCGATTCTTCAAAAGATGATGAAGAAGAAGTCTTAGAGCCGTCCGGGTTTATATATGATAGATTTTTGAAATCCGGTTTGTTTAACCTCGATCATTTGCCCACACGTTCACCTATTAACAAAAGTCGTTTTTGGATTGGTGAACCTATTGAAGCCTATGTGAAAGACAATAAGTTTTTTGTAAAAGGTAAATTGTGGGAAAAGTCGCCGGAAGCCCGTGCTTTTTGGGATAAGGCAATTGAAATGCAAGAATCGGGTTCGACAAGAAAACCGGGTATGAGCGTAGAAGGTAAGGCGTTGGAACGGGATAAGAAAAATCCCAAAAGAGTGACAAAAGCTCTTATTACAAACATTGCTCTTACAATGACACCGGTCAACACTAAGACCTATTTGGATATTGAAAAAAGTAAGGGTGGTAGTGTGAATGATTTATTGGAAATACAAAAATCAACTATTCTTTTTGAATATTGTACAGAAAACGGACTTGTCCAGATTGACAATAATTTCAAGGTGAATTTTCAAAAATCACATTCTTTTGATGTTGATGCTTTTTGGGAAATTTATCGTGCAGTTCAAGAAGGTAGGGTTGAAAAAAGTGTTTTAGATACATTCGTAGAAAAAGTTCGACAATAATTTTTATATATAATGTTATGGTAGACGTAAAAGAATTTAAAGACGATCCGTTATACAAGGCACTTGAAAATTCTGGTTTCAGTGCAGAAGATATCGCTACTATGGTGGAGAACGGAGATGTAACTTTTGAAAAATCGAAAAGTGTCGCCGATATGAAAGAATCCGAAAAGAAGGAGGACAAGAATATCGACAATGACAAAAAGCACATTGACGATTTGAAGAAGGACGAAAAAGAGGATAAAAAAGACAAGAAGGACTTGAAAGAGGACATCAAAGAGAAAGAAGACAAAGTTGAGAAATCTTTCTCTATGGATGATATGAAGGCTTTCGGTGCTTCTTTGGCTGCTAACATCGTTAAGGGCATGACAGAAGTCATGAACGAACGTTTTGGCAATATTGAAAAGTCTTTGGAATCTTTCGGTGCGCAGACACCTTCTTTTAAGGGAGTGCAGACTTCTGCTGTTTTGGAAAAATCCATGAAGCCGGAAGTGGACGAAGATGGTAAGACACTTCTTTCTGTCACAAAACAACGTCCTTTGGTGATGGCAGCTATCAACAAGGCTGTTGAAAACGCCGGTGAAGAACTTGAAAAGTCGATTGGTGATGATGCTCTGATTTTCTTGGCAGACAGTCAGGCCGAAACCATTGGACAGGATTTGGCAAAATTCATGTACGAAAAGTACAACATCAAGTTCCAGAAGTAAGAAGTAATTCGATCGAATAAATATAAAGATTATAGAAAGATGGACTTGTATAACTATAATGATTTAGCTGCTTTTGGCGGTGCTGGCAATGTTGCCGATGTGTTGAAAGCAATGGAAGCCGGTTTACAGACCGGTATGCAATATAACGATCAGATTAACAATGGTGGTGGTCTGAAAGTTGAATCTTTGGATGCTTACATCAAGGTTTTGGCTAACCGTTTGAACCAGTTGGTTGTTTACAATGAAATGCCGAAACAGAGAATCGAAAATACGGTTCACCAGTACAACCAGTTGTACAAATACGGTGAAGAAATCGGTATCTTCAATCTTGAAGGTGAAACACCGGAAGAAACAGATACTCAATACATCCGTAAGTCAATCATCTCTAAGTTTATGGGCGTTACAGGACAGGTAACTGATCCGGCTATGCTTGCTAAACTTGCCGGTGGTATGAACATGTACACTCGTGAGGTACAGAATAAGACCACTTTGCTTTTGACTTTGATTGACACTCGTTTGACGGATGCTGATTCTACTTGTATCGCAGAACAGTTTGATGGCATCTTCCGTCAGCACATGATGGGTGTAGCTGCTACTGACCGTGGTTCTACGGAAGGTATGAGCACAGAACAGATTTTGGATGCTTACTATGGCTCACAGGCTGTGATTGATGCACAGAATGGTATCTTGACTGATGCTTTGGTTGAAGATGCTGCTGATCGCGTTGTAAATGTTTACAACGGTTATATCGACCGTATCGTTTCTGCACCGGTTGTGTTCAACAACTATGTGAAGAAATTCCATGAATCAAAACGCGTTGTTGTTGGCATGTCTAACAGCGTTGTAGGCGCAACAATGGGACAGTCTGTAAACGACATCATGACGCAGTTCGGTAAGGTTGCTGTTAAAACAGACAAGTTCTTTGACGTTCGCCGTCCGATCAAGGCTTCTGCTACAGCTTCTTCTCCGAAGGCTCCGGGTATTCCTGTTGCTGGTGGAACTAAGTCTGCTGTTGTTGCCGATACAAAAACCAACTTCGTATTACATGTCGGCTCTTATGGCTACTTGGTAACAGCTAAGAACCGTTATGGTGAATCTGCTCCTTTGAAATTGACGGATACTGCTCTGGCAGTTGCAGCTAATCGGTCTGTAGATTTGCAGTGGACAGCTCCAGTTGGAGGTGCTTATGCTCCTACTTGCTACGTTGTTTATCGTACTAAGAAAGTAACTGCTTTGACAGATACGACAGAATACTATCCTATCTTCACTATTCCGGCTTCTATGCTGGCTGCTGGATATGATGGTGCTGCTGCAACAAAAGTACGTGACCGTAACCGTATCATTGCAGGTACGAAGTCTGCTTTGATTTATTACAACGACAGTCAGATCAACGAATACTTACAGTTCGGTGACACTCGCAAACTTGACTTTGCTATCACTGCACCGTCTCGTAGATTCGCTATCTTGAACTACGGTACTCCGTGTTTGTATCAGCCTGCTAAGGTTTGTCGTATCATCAATATTGGTGACGAAGGTTTGGGTGCTTAAAGACAGTTGTCTTGGCAAATCAATAAAGGGAAGGAAAGGTTTTACAACGCCTTCCTTCCCTATTTTATTTATTAATAAATTATATTTCGTATGAAAAAGATCGTATCAACAATATACAAAAACACTTCTATTCAATTTTCAGATGAACTTGTTGTGTTTGAAAATGGAAAAGCCGAAGTAAAAGACGAAACTTGGGAATATATCAAAACAGGAGGTTTCCCCGGTATTGCTTTGGAAGAAGAAGCGGAAAAACTTGAAAAAGAAAAAACGGAAGCTGAAAAAGATACCGATGAAGCTCTTAAAGTTCTGAAAGAAGAATATGAGTTTGAAATTGCTCGTTTGAACGGTATCATCAAAGACAAGAACAAGAAAATTGAACAGTTGGAACAGTCTTTAGATGTGTGGAGAAAAGAAGTAGAAAGATTGTCTAATGGCGGACAGCCGAAAGAAATTGTGGAAGATGCTGCTGGAGAAAACACAGCAACTGAAGAAGAAATTGCTTCCTTAAAGGAAGATATGTCTAAAATGACTTTTGAGGATTTGAAGGCACTTGCTATTGAAAACGGAATGAGCAAACAGAAAGCCGGAAGATTCAAAGAAGAAAGTCAGAAAGATGAACTGATTGATGCTATAATTGCGTTACCCAAAAAGTAAAAAAAGACATTAAGTTATGCCGGGACAACTGATTTTTACAGTAAAGTACAAGAAAAATACGGGTTCTGTCATTTCCGTTGCGGAGATGTGGAACAATTACCTGTACGGTATCGCTATACAAGCCGGTACGGGGACTTCTTTTTCTGATGAATCACTTAGAACTTATTTGAGTGCTGCACAGAGAGAGATCGAGAATTATTTTAATCTCAAATTTGTAAAGCAATTAGTTGAATCGGAAACACATTCTTATTACAGAACAGATTATTTCCAACAATTTCCTATCATTCAAACTAACTGCCCGGTAAGAGTTCCACTTGCACTTACAGGTATGCTTAATAAGATGGAGCAGATTATTTACCCGCAAGGTTGGCTTAGTTGTGAGAAAGATATGGACGGGATAGGAAAACGAAGAATGAGTGTTGTTCCTACCGGTGCAAATTCGGTCAATGCGAACGCAGATGTTATCCTTACCGGAATGACAACTCAGATAGGCTTCCAGCGGTTTACAAACATACCAGATTATTGGGATATTCAATATATAACCGGTTTTGATTTGGATAAAATGCCTGCCGATTTGATTAATCTTGTTGGTAAACTTGCTTCGTTCGGCCCGCTTAATATTGCCGGAGATATGATATTCAGTTTACCCGGTATAGCTTCTATGCACTTGGAAATAGATGGATTAAGACAATCTATCAACTCTACCGCTTCTGCTGAAAATGCAGGTTACGGGGCACGCTTGAAACAGTATCAAAAAGAAATAGAGGAAACTGTAGGGCGGATAAAACTCGTGTACGATGAATTTAGGTTTTTAGTATTATAAGGAGGTGAATCATGGCAAAGAGCATTTTACAAACACCGGTTCCGCCTTTGAGTAATGCAAGTCCTGAATTTATACGTTCAGAGTTTGATTCTGCCGTTTATTTGAAAGGGTATGAGGTGATATTGGAAAAGGCGTTAAGATGTCCTTGTAATGCACCGGATGCGCCTTTAGTGGATTGCCAGAATTGTTTTGGTACAGGTTATTTTTATATCAATCCTACAAACACTCATGCTCTTATAACCGGCATAAACGGGGATAATAGTTACAAACGTTGGTCAGAAGAACTGATAGGAACAATTAACGTAACGGTAACAGACGTTGATAAACCCAATTTAGGATATTTTGACCGGATCACAATTTTAAAAGAGTTCTCTTACTTTAGCGAAAATTTGCCTGTAAGGACGGACGGAGAGAACTCTTTTGTATTCACGACTTATAAACCGTTAAGCATTTATAGCATACATGTGTTTGAATCGTCTACAGAGCCTTTGAGACAGCTTTCTCCGGCAGATTACAAGATAAGTGACACAAACCCTTATTGCGTAATTTTGACGGCTGATATGTCCTTAAATCCGGTTGTAAGTATTTATTATCAACATCAATTGGAATTTCATGTACTGGATTTTCCTCATGAAGTCCGGGCTTCTTGGAAGAAAAATAAGGAAACGGGACAACTGGAAAGAACAAGACTTCCTATTCAAGCAGTGGCAAGAAGGACACACTTGATTGTGTCTGAAAAACCTAATTTTGATGGATCGGGAGTTATTTTGAATGATAATATTCAAATGAAAATTAGTGAGTAATGGTAGTACCTATCAACATAGATTTAAGTGATCTGGTGGAAGAATTTGATCTTTCACAGGATCAATCTACGTTTTTAGGTTCTTCTATTATAGATGCCGTTATAACTGAATATCAGCTTAGGTGGGAAAATCTGATAAACAGGGAGCTTCGTACTACAAGGAATGAATATAAAAGGGGAGTTTTCTTTGAAAGGGAATCCCCTTTGTCCGTTACATTCGGGCTGACAAACAGATCTTCTTCTATTCCTTTGATGATAGAAGAAGGACAACCGCCTTTTGACGAAAAGGAAGGTTTTAGAAATTCCCCAAAAAGAAAGATTGCACAGGATGGAGGTTGGTATATAGATATTCCCTTTAGACATGCAACGCCGGAAGCTGTAGCGGATTCGGGATTGTTTGCTTCTATAATGCCGCAACAAATTTACAACGCAGTTCAGAAGACAGGAAGATTAGGAAGTGGTAATTTACCAGAAAGTTTTTCTGAAAAAGGGCAGAGACAAGCAATAAATAGGCTGGGTGTAAACAAACCGGCTTATATGCACAAAGCTCCTATTTATCAGGGTCTAACTAAAGTAAATATTGCTTCTACTGAAAAAGAAAAGAGAAGTGGTTATTTTACATGGAGAAGAGTAAGCGAAAACTCTGATCCTAATAGTTGGTGGAATGGCGGTATTGTTCCATATAAACTTATGGACAAAGCTCTTGAGCAAGCAAAGATAGATGTTGTTGCAGACAAGGTGATTGATCAATTTTTAAATGAGATGTAACGATGCTACAGATAGTCAAAATAAAAAAGATAGTGGAAGCCTGTTTGGAATATGTACAAACGGACTTCGAAAGTAAAACGGATGAAAAGGATTCTTTCTTGTATAAAGTATTGGGAGATACACAGGACGGTTCTTTCAATTATTACGAACAAGCAAAAAATATCTTTTTAAGGAAAGAAACAAACCCGAACAATATAAAGGTAGTTTTGGAATATCCGAAAGACAAAACAGGACTGCCGGCATACGTTATTCGGGAACCTGGAAAGACAGGTGGTATCGCTAATTCTATAGGTAAAATAGAATCTTTTATGGGTGGTGTTCCTATGTATAGAGACACAAGGCAGTATGGTTTGGAAATCATGTGTTTTTCTGTAAACATGAATGAATCAATTTTAATGTCAGAGATTTTGTACGCATTACTACTTGGCTCTTGGGATACTTTGGCTTCACAGTTCCTTAAAATAGAATTTACCATGAAGGAGCTTATGATGCAAAACAATCTGATGCCGACACCTATTTTCATTCGTTCTATCGGATTTGATTTATCGTCAGAAGAAATAGTACCGGGATTGGTGGATACGTCTTTACTCGGAAAGATCATCTTTGGGAAAGTGAATCAAGTGGATAGCATTGCTCTTGGTGACCCGACTTCTATTGACGGACTTCCAGGTGTAGAATCAGAAATTGTGGGGTTCAGATAGTTCGTTGATTGAAAAATGATTACCTTTGAGGTAGTTTGATTTATGTGTAAGAATTAATTAATACATTTAATTATTAGATTTTTGTCGTAATTACTTAAAATAATTGTTTTGAAGTTTTTGGCAAATTAATTGATTTAATTTTTGAATGTGTTTTTAAATAAAATCAAATAATAATTCGATAACAAATTGAAAATCAATAAATTATGGCTACATCGTATATTTTTGGTAATAAACAAATAACCTTACCGGGTGCGTATAGTCGGATCGTATCTGGAGAAACAAGCCCAGCCAGAACATTAGATTATTCAAAGGTTTTGGTCATAGATAGTGGCGTTTATGGTGCAAATTGGGGTGGTGGTTCTGGTATAGATGGAGAAAACTTTCAAGGATTGGATTCTGTCTATACGTTTGACACCCTTGCAGAGTTCCGTTCTTTTGTAAAGGGAGGCATGTTCTGGAAGATTGCAGAAGGCCTTTTTACACCGGATTATACAAACCCGGCTTCTACAGGTATCTCTCAACTTTTGTATGTAAGGGCAGCTAAGACTACTTCTGCAACTATTACTTTTGCTACTACAGCAGGTGGCACGTTTGAAGTAAAGACACTGGATGAAGGTTTGGGAGCAAATGGCAAACTTTCCGAAGCTGGTAATTTGATTACCGGTTATGGTGTATCCATTGTGAATGGCGTAGACGATCTGGCAAAATGGATCATGAAATTCTATGTCGGTTCTTTTACAGGATACGCAGAAGATGATTACCCTATTGGAGAAACGCCGGAAGATCAAGCAGCACCTACATTGGTATTGCAGTCACCGGAATTTGACAATATTGGAACTTTGCTTGAATGGGCTAAATCCGATTCCAATTTTGCTAACCTGTTTGTATTGACAGAAAACGCGGAAGTACAAGGAGAAGGAACGGTATCTGAGAGTGACGTTACTACTGTAATGGCTGGTAAATCCTATTTCTTGGCAAAAGGTGGTACTGAAACTTACAATACCGACAACATGGCGAAAGTTATGGAAGCAATTACAGGTTTGGACTATAGCTTTGCTCTTATGGATCAGTTCGGTACAAATGCTGATTCCGCATTGCAGAAACAGTACATTGCTCATATGAATAGTCAAGCTAAGTACACTCATTTCTTGTTTGTGGGAGGTTATGACGATGCTGCCAATTTCTCTAAATCTCTTGATTTGGCGAAAGGGTTCAACAGCGAGCTGGTTCAGTTGGTACATGGCGGTGCAGGTATGACTTCCGGTATTACAGGTATCAAAACACGCTGGTGGGGAGTAATGTATAACTTGTGTTGTATTTTGGGTAGAACGGCAGGAAAACCGCCTTATATCCCGGTTACAAACAAGACAATCGGTATCGACAAGTTGAAGCACACTTTGAATGATACGGAAAAAACTAAGGCTTTGAATGCCGGTATGCTTGTGACGGTTTACAATGACTATACGAACAACTTTGTCGTATTACAAGGTGTAAACACTTTACAGGACAACAAAGTGTTGTTCAATTCAAACGGACAGAGCCACAGCATTCAGTTTATGCGTATCGTTGCTCAAATCAACAAGGAATTGGTTGTAAACGCTTCTATTGACTTGTTGGGACAGGAAAACGGTGTAAACGTCAATACATTGTCTGCCGGTGCGGTGAAAGACTGGACGGTTGCTTATTTGCAATCGAGAGTGGCAAATGAGGCACAGGATAACCTATTACTTTCATTCAAAGACGTTCTTGTTACAAGACAGGAAGATGCTTGGTTTGTAACCTACAAGATCGTTGTTAACAATGAAATCAACAAGTTGTTCTTCACAGGCTTCTTAATTCGTGGATAATAATTCTAAAACATAGATATTATGCAGACATTCAGTGCACCTATGGCATATATCAAAATTGGCGGTGAGACTGCCGGTTTTGTCAGAAATATTACCGTACAGGAACAGATCAATCGTGCGGATGTACAAGGGTTAGGTAGTTTGCCTATTCAGGAAATCCCGCCTGTATCTTACAGATGTTCCGCAACTGTGGACCAGTTCTTTTTGTCTTTCAAAGCTCCGGTGGTAGAAGCAATGATTCATCGCTTGGGAACTTTACAGGAAGTACTGGACACTCTTACATTCGCAGAACAAGGTTTTTCTATCATGATCTATAAGAAATTGGTTCAGAACTTTGATGATGCCCGTAAGATGGTGACGCAGGTTGACCCGACAGGTCAGACGGTTGCTCTTTTAACTCCGTGTTTCATTGAAAATCAGAATTGGCAGTTGCAAGAGCAAGCTGTTGCAAGTTATAACGTAAATATTCGTTACCTCTACCCAATTGTAACTGCTGAATATTGAAGTAGTTAGCTTTATTTTAACATAATTTAAAGGTAAGAACCAAAGATTTATTTTCAAAGTTCTTACCTTTCGTTGTGTTATTTATAGATCAATTAACCTTTACATTCATCGCTGTGAAGCGAAACACTTCTATTAATCATAATAAATAATTTTAGTAAGGTGAGTTTTATCCTCACCTTATTTTTTTGCAGTAAAAACTATATTTAATTTTGTGTTGTTGAAATATTTTACTATATTTGCGGTGTAATTAAAAATTATTTTTATGAATAGTAGATTTAAAAGTTTAGAAGATTTAGACGTGGCCTTTCCAACAGAGGAAAGTTGCGTTAGATTTTTGGAGCTTCTTAAATGGGGTGACGGTTATCCCATTTCACCTTATGATAAGGAAGCGAAAGTGAAAATAAAAGGACGGAAGTATTTTTGTTGTAGTACAAATAGGACTTTTGACGCAAAAACAAAAACTATTTTCTTTGGAACATCAACTCCACTTATAAAGTGGTTTAAAGCTGTGTGGTTATTCCTACAGGACAAAGAAATAACTTCTGTTGATTTATGCAATAGAATAGATGTTAGTCAGCGTACCGCATGGGAAATGATAAGAAGGATAAGATTTTGTTTGAAAAACAATTTAAACGAGAAATGATATGATTAATAAGATTGAATGTAAGGGAGAACTAAAGTTAGGAGATTTTTCAATCCCTTGCTATGTTTTGGAAAACGGAACGAGAGTTATTTCAGGTAGGGGGATTCAGCAATCTTTGAAAATAGTTGAGAATAAAAATAGTGGCACAAAAATAGGGCTTATTTTAAATAATTTGACACTTAAACCATTTATTTTCAGAAACTTAGACCCGGCCCATTTCGAACCTTTAGAATGCTATGATGGCGTTTTGAAAATTAATGGATATGAAGCTACTGTGTTAGTAGATATTTGTGATGGGATGCTTGAAGCGAGAAAACATATTGAATTGACAGATAGACAAAAGATAATTGCAGATCAATGCGAAATATTAGTTCGATCTTTTGCCAAAGTAGGTATTATTTCTTTGGTTGATGAAGCTACAGGTTATCAATACGACAGAGAGAGGTTTGAGCTTCAAAAAATTCTTAACGCTTACATTTCTGACGAAATATTAAAATGGCAGCTTACTTTTACGGATGATTTTTATAAAAATATTTATAGGTTATGGGGGTTGCCGTTCGTTCCTAAATATATTCGAAATAAACCTTCTTTTATTGGTAAATTGACGAGCAAATATATTTACGAACTGCTTCCGCAAGGTGTTGTGGATAAGATTAAAGAAAAGACAGGAAAGACTTCTAAGGGGAATTGGAAATACAAATGGCATCAATCTTTAACTCCTGAAATTGGACGAGAGCATTTAAAGAAACAGATTATAGAAGTTACAACATTGATGTCTATCTCTAAGACAAAAGAACAATTTGATGAATTGTTTCAATTGAAATATAAAACTGTTCCTGTACAATTACAGTCAGAATTTGAAGAAGATGTTGAAAAAGATGATGTGACTGATGATTTTGATTGTGCTATGAATACAATCGAGAATACTTCATTTGAAATTTATTGAGGCATTATCTTAGAAAGCAGAGCAAAAGTTCCGCTTTCTCTGCTTTATTACTATCTTTGCATATATCAATCAATTAATCATAAAAACAAAGTATGGGAACAAAAGAAATTACAGTAAAAGGAAGAAAGTATGAAATTCAATTTCCTAATGTAGGACAGTATTATCAGATCGAAGTAAACAAGCAGAGATTAGGGAAAGGAAGCTATAACTCGTTGATCGGTAATCCTACCATTACAGCACAGCGTGCGTTGGATATGATTGACGTTGAGGCAACATTATCCGTTCTTTGTCCGCAGTTGGTTGCGGATTTGAAGGTAAAAAGTTTCTCGGAACTTGGGCTGAAAGATTTTAAGGAGATCAGCGATATTTACATGAACGAGGTGTTTCCTTTTTTGAAAGAGGCTGAAAAAATACTTTCTTCTGTGGACTAATGAATCGGGAAGAATATAGGAATTTTGTTATAAAATGGAATAACGCTTTTCCTATTGACAGGTGGTTTAGGAACAAGCACAATATTCCTTTTCTTTCGGAAGAACATAAGAAGTGTGATTTCTTTACTGAACTTATGGAGTTCGAAGAAGAAAAGGCATTTTATGAACTTAATCAAGAAAAGAAAGAAAGAGAGGAAAAGACACAAGAATATATTCCCAATATCGGGGATTGGTTGAAAGCACCGGAAGGTGAAATTTCGGAACAAGATACTGCCTTCTATGAAGATCAGATGTTTAAGATGATCGAGATGGAGCAAAAGGCAAAAGAAAAAGGTAAGGAAAATGGATAACGAAAAAAGACTTAGGGTGTCGGTAGATGTCTCTCAACTTAGGTCGGTCGGGAGAGACGTTGAGAATATGCAGCGAAGAATAGTCGAAAACAATAACGACATTATTCGTCAGCAGAACGACGCACTTAACCAACTTAGGGAGCAATTGAACCTTTTGGGACAGCAAAATTCCGAAAAGGGTAGACAGGCTGCAACACCTACACGTCCAGTTGTCCAGCCTACGCCACAACCGGAAGGAGAAGATCAAGAAACTGCAACACCTACACGAAGGAGAAGAAGAAAGCAACCGGAAGCGGACATTTCGGGAGAAAGAGGTGAATCCTATCAAGATAGAGGCACGAGAGCTATCGACCTCTCGGCTTTGCTTGGTGTAAATCAAGAAGGTTTTCGTGATATTGTGGAAGCCATTTCTTCCGGTAATAGCGATTTGTCTGATATAACAAAGCAAATTCTTCAAAACGTGCAAGCAGGAGCACGCGCTTTAGAGGGGATACAAGAAGGTGTCTTTTCCATTGATGAAACTCTATACAATCAAAGAGGAACTTCTTCTGTGGGCGGATCGGGAATACAGCCTATTCCAGTGCCCACACCATCACCAGTGCCAGCAAGAGAAGAAACACCTATTACAAGAGAAAGAAGGGAAAATGTACAAAGAGGAAGTGACAGAAGTACAGCGACTAACATTGCCACAAGAGTGATTTCCGGTGTTGGAGCTACATTTCAAAGTCCTGCTGCTATGGGTGGAGGACTTATATCTTCTTTGGGCGGAATTGTAGGAGAAGGTCTTTCTTTGATACCTGGTGTGGGGGGATTTTTGGGTGGCGTAACCACTGCGGTCGCTAATGTCATGGCGGGTATTTTCACTACATCTGTTGAAAAGGCTATGGAAGCACAAAAGAGAACCATACCTTATGCGCAGACAATGGGTGTTTCCGCAGGACAAGCCATGCGCACAGCCTTTGGAGAAGGTAGTTATGCCGCTGGTGCTCTTGGAATGAATGTAGGAGAGTATATTCAAAGACGTGCTGCGCTTATCCGTGCCGCAGGAGGAAAGGAAGAAACGGTTGCGCCCGTACCGGAAACACAAAGTTTGATGGCTGTACAGCGTTTATATGGACTTAGTGACCGTACTGTAATGGGAATGCAAGGGGCGATGCGTTTTGCCCGTACAGAGGAAGGACAAACTGCTTCTTCATCTGCTATTATCCGTTCGTTTGAACAGACAATGAAACAGCTTCAAATCCCTCTTAGCGAAATCGCTTCTACGATGGATGAAAGTATGACTACTTTTATTCGTTCTGCCGATGATATTCTTTCTCGTACAGGTGAAATAGATGCAGCAAGCATAGCTTCTATCATGCGTGCTGTTCGTTTGCAGACCGGAATGGAAGGTAGGCAATTGGAGCGTGTACAGCAGGCTTTTATGGGGCAAGGGATTTCACAAGATGATGTAACGCAAACTCTTTTGCTTCGTGCAACACAACAAGCCACAGGATTGACAAATCCTTCTGAAATTCTTGCAGCTATGGAAGATTTGTCAAGAGGTGAGGGGGATAAAAATATAATGAAGCGGTTTCTTGAATCATTGAAGGAAATATCGGGAGGAAGTCTTGAAATGCTTCGCCATTTGATGCGAGGGGCATTTACAAACCTTTCCTATACGGATATTAATAAGATTACTGGACAAGGGGATATTGACTTTGGAGAATTTTATAAGAAAGTGGATGAATCCAGGCAAGCACTTAGGGAACAGAATGACCCAACAAACAGGTATGAACCTACTGCTGCCGAAAGAACCGTTACGTCCGGCGAAAAGATGATGTCCACTTATGAAAACAGAATGATTGGAATTGGTGAAGCGAATATAGACAGATTGGGCAAGATACTGAATGCTATAAATGCTATGTACACTGCTACAGCTAATTTTCCTACAGCGTTGGAAAAATTTATATCAGAAAATAAAGAAAAAATTAAGGATGGTGGCATGGATTTATTATCATCCGCACCATATGGAATTGGCATGATTCCAGCAGCATTATATAAGATAGGGTTGAAAGAATTGGTTAAATCTTTAGCTTCGGAGGACAATAAATAATGGCAAAAAAAGATAACAGCAAAACAAGCGTACCACCAATATACCCACTTCCGGCGTATAAATACTCCACTATACAGGATTTTATTGATATATGGCAAAAGGTTATTCCTACTGGGAAGAAAAAATATACTCCATCTGATTTATTGAAGGTAAAGAACGAAAAGGGGGTTTCTAATCTTGATATTATTTGGGGAACTTATGACAAAGAGGAACAAGCGAAATATAAAAGTGATTATGATTCCGGTACGCTGCCTTATGTAAAGCAAGGAACAACTTTGTTCTGCCCGAAAGATGATACGCCATTATCCCTTACAAAAGCCGCAAAAGAAGGCCAATTTGTGTCGCAAGGAAGTTTTAAGGCTTATTGGGGAGAAAACTATGAAAGCTTGATAAGTGATGAAGAATATTTGCCTGACACAAGCGTTACATCTTCTCTGAAAGGAACAGGGATAAACGCTAAGATAATTTCCATGAACGTAAGGGTATGGGTATATATCAAGGCTTTGGATAAGGTTATGGATTTGTCCCCTTATGTTTTGCAGGTAGTAACGACAAAATCGAAACAGACGGGAGAATTTACCGTTTTACTCTCACCTTTTTATGCTAATGAAAGTTCTTTTGCTTTTGGAGAATCTATTGTAGAACAGTTTAATCTTGTTTCCAATGAGGGAGCGCAAGTCAAATCTTTTCAAGAAAAGTTTATCCAGAATAACGATATAGTCTTTATCCGGTTCGAACGTTTGAAAAAGGAAAAATCAACAGGAGATTTGGATTTAGGAAAGCAAGTGAACTTGGAGATTCCTGTTTCTAAAATAGCCAAAAACAATATTTGGGATATGATAGGATTTGTGGACACTTGCACATCTTCTTTTGAAGCACAGGGAAACGTAAAATCCATCACAATAGAAGGAAGGGATATAAGCAAACTCTTTATGGAGGACGGGTGCTATTTCATTCCTTTATTGAATGCTACTGATACCTTTTCTCATTGGTACGAAATGAGTGAGGATAGTATTTGGTTTAAAAGGAATGTCCTTACAGGAGCTTTTTCAAATCTTTTATGGTCATATGCAGAAAAGCCTATACGGGAGTGCCTATGGTTTATTGTAAATGTCATGTCAACAATAGGAATAGCCAAAAATAGTGTATTTGATTCCTGGCAAGACAAAAGAACAGAAGGATATGATATTGGAGCAAAAGAAAAACGTCCTGTTAATGGTGTTTGGCAGATAGTAAAAGTATTTGTGGAGGATATTCTCGAAAAAAGGGTTCTTATTGATTCTTCCATTGCCAATCCGAACGGTACGTTATTGGAGTATATGACGAGGGTATGTCAGTTTCCTTTGGTGGAATTTTACTTTGATACCTACGTTAATACGATAGATGTGGTTGTAAGACAACCTCCATTCAATAAGGATGCTATTTTGGGAGCTTATAAGAATGGGCAGTATGTGACGATTGCTTCCGACAATTTGCAAGGATATGATTTGTCTTATGATACAAGAAGCTATTCTTGGTATCAGCTAAGAGTAATGGATAATCATGCTGGGCAAAGGAATACGACAAGTCTTGCTTTTGTTCCTATTGTGTATTTGGATGATTATGCCGAAGTGTTTGGTAACAAGAAAATGTCCTTTACAGATCAGTATTTGAACTACAAGGAAACGGACGGAGTGAACAAGACGCAGACACTTGCTAACTTTCAAGAAGCTGCGTTAAATGATCTTATATACATTATAGAATCAACAGCTTATCTTCCTTTTACGAGAACAGGTACGATTACGATAAATGGGGATAGAAGAATAAAGGTCGGTACATTTGTTTACTTTGAACCGACAAATGAATTTTTTTATGTATCCTCTGTTGTCAATAATGTTTCTTTCTTGGATGGGAATTTACAAAGACAGACTATTATGCAAGTGGAAAGAGGTATGTACGTTCCTATTCTTTCTAATTCTTTTTCTTCTGTAAAGAATAGACAGGATAATGCAGGGGAAGAAAGTAAGGATGTGAAATCGGATTATTTCAAATTGGTTGATTTGACGGAAATGAGAAATGCAGCTAAAGTGACTCAAAAAGATCAGATAGCTACACTTGTTTCTCCAAAGGTGGATAGAAAACAATTCGAGTATTTCTTAAATCGCAAAATGTTCAGTTAGATATGGCAGGAGGGAAAGTAAGAAAATTGAATGCGTCACCCGAAGCGATTTCATTCGGATTTATTGTCATTCCCAATGGAGTGGACAGGGATTTGTATGTGGAAACCTGTTTAAGGAGAGGTCGTGTTTCGGTCATGGGGAACGGGGGAGCTTTCTTTCGGGATATTTATATAACAAATGAAGTTCTTGCCAATATTGAGTTCCCGGAGAAAGAAAATGAACAAGGGTCGGCGGTAGTGATAGCAAGTAATCCGTATGACGGTATTCCTATTGTGATAGGTAGTTATCCGAGAAACGACCAATCTCCTATGTGGAAAGAGAATACGTTCCAGTTCAGAAAGACAGTAGGGAATGTGACTGCATCCTTATCGGTTGATCCGGCTAATAATGCAGTAATTGTTTCTATCAATTCTCCTAAAAAAGCATCCGTAAAGGTACTTGCTACAGGATCAGAAGAATCTGAGGTAATTGTTGAATCCACTGGAAGCGTGAATGTGACCGGAGGAACAAATGTTTCCGTAAAGGGATACACACAGATAGAGGCAAAGGTTGTGAATCCAGAAAAACCGGAAGAAGAGGAAAGAAAAGTCTCTATGGATTTGGAAAAGGTTTATTTTCATTGGAAAACGGAGGAAATGGAACAATCTTTGCAAGTGGATAATTCCGGTGTATCGGTAAAGATTGGGGAAGATGTACAAAGCACGATAACGAAAGAACAGTTAGATTTGAAAACGGGAGCATCTACTTTGAAAATGAACAACGATATTATTGAGTTCAATGGTGGGGGATTGAAAGGTCTGGTTGAACTGGATAATCTTACAAGTAAATTGAATGGTTTTGTAAATACATTCAATTCCCATACCCACAATGTTCCGGCAGGTTCATTTCTTGTTGGAGCAACGGCTGGCGTGCCAAGTCCCGCTCCTGTTCCCGTTACATCTCCCATGCAATCGGCGCAAAGTTTTGTTGCTTCTGATTATGAGAATGAAAAGATAACACAGGGTTAGGATATTGGGAAGAAATTCGTACTTTTGAACAAGTTAAAATTATAAGGTAACTATATACCAGTTTACAGAAATATTTAAAGTTGTAGATTTTAAATAGGAAATTTCAAATATTCTATTTATATTTGCGTCATGTATTTGGTAGAACAACATATTATTTCTGTAAATGATAAGAGATACAAAGATTTAGATCGAATTTGTTTCTTGTCTAAGAACTTGTATAATGCTGCTTTATATACAATAAAACAAGAGTTTCTTTGTACGGGGAAGTGGATAAGAGCAGGAGAACTTAATAAGAAAATGGTAGCAGAAAATAATATAGATTATAGAGCAATGAGTGGATCATCTTCTCAACAAGTTCTTATGGCTTTAGATAAGAATCTAAAATCTTATTTCTCTGCTATCAAGTCTTGGAAACGGGATAATAAAAAGTTTACTGGTTGCCCAAAATTTCCGAGATATAAACATAAAACAAAAGGTAGAAATGTATTTTCTTATTCTTATGCGCAGTTTAAGCACAAAGGAAACTTCATTTTCTTTCCAAAGAAAGAAGGATTGTCACCTTTGAAAACGAATTGCAAAGAAGGTTCTGTAAAACAAGTTCGATTTATTCCTAAAGCAGATTGTTATTCTATAGAAGTTGTTTATGAATCTTCTGTGAAAGAGCAGCTTCCCGATAACAATAGGATCATGTCTATTGATTTGGGTGTAAACAATTTAGCTTCTATTGTAACTAATACAAACAATAAACCTGTTTTGATTGATGGAAGGAAATTAAAATCCATCAATCAGTATTACAACAAGAAAAGATCGAAAATTCAACAACAATTAAAAAAAGTAAATGGAAAAGAAAATTCAAGACGGTTAATGTCTCTTACAAGAAAGAGAAACAACAAAGTAAAGGATTATCTTCACAAGGCAAGTAAAGAAATAATCAATACTTGTTTGGAAGATAATATAACAACATTGATAGTTGGACATAATGATGGATGGAAACAAGAATCCAATCTTGGCAAAAGAAACAATCAGAATTTTGTCTCAATTCCTTTCGATATGTTCATATCAATGTTAAGGTATAAATCAGAAAGACAAGGGCTAAGATTTGTTGAAGTAAACGAATCTCACACGTCAAAATGCAGTTCTTTTGATTTAGAATCTGTGGAACACCATGATACTTACGTTGGTAAAAGAATTAAGAGAGGGCTTTTTAGAACAAAAGATGGAATCTTAATTAATGCTGATGTCAACGGAAGTTATAACATCATGAGAAAAGTAAAAGGGGATGCAGTAATGCCACCCTATACAGGGTTTGGGTATAACCCAGTTAAGAAATTTATTAACTAATATTACAGGTGTAAACTTGTATATAATTACCAATTATAAAGCCGTGGCAGTTTTGGATTCAGTGGTAAAAACAGCGAAATCGACACTTAAAAATTTGGGTCGCTCCATGATGGCAGCGCAGTTCCCGAATGATTTTGAAGTGTATATGTGTTCTTTGGAGTTGGCAGATTCCAAAGGGAACACAATTGATGTCTTTACTTTCCCTATCAGCCCGGAGAGTATAGATAAGAGTGAACCTAAAAGAACTACGGTAGTCAACACGGCAGGAGGCATAACAGTACTTACTTCTCCTGTTTTTATGCCGCAGACAATTACGATAAAGGGAAACTTTGGAAGGACATTCAAGATTCTTTTAAGCGGTTCTGATAGCGTTTCGTTGACAGGTGCAGCTTTTAGTATCTCGGCAGGAAAGCGTTATCTCTATCAATTACAGGGAAAATCCACAAGTTCTCTCACTATGCCTTCCTTTGATGCCGGCATCAAAACGGGATACGGTTGTATCAAGATACTGCAATCCATTATAGATAAAAGCAACGGAGTGGATGAGAACGGGTTTCCCATGAAACTTTTCTTCTATAACATGGCACTTGGTGAAAGCTATCTTGTTACAATCCCACCGCGTGGCGTTAATTTCAGTCAGAGCATATCAAAGAATATGATATGGGAATACAACCTTGAAATGACCGTTATAGCTCCTTTAGAAGCAGTTTCGGGAGCGAAGGGTAGTAAGGGTTCACTTTTGGAAATGTGTGCCTCTAACGCGATACAAAAGGGCATAAACGAATTTGCAAGTTCAATCTCTAAAGGTCTGCTGGGTAATGAATGAAGCATTTGAAAAATTTTACAACGTAACGGGATATGATATAAAGTCGTATTTCCAGAAGTTTGTTGATTTCTGTACCAACGATTATCCTCTTATTGTGGATTATTATAGTAATGGTGGGGAGATGGACAAGGATTCTTTCTTGCGCCTTGTTGAACTTGTGAGAGAATCGGAAACGATTGAACCTTTGTTCATCCTACATGAAAATACTCTGGACGATATTTCCATGTGGGATATTCTGGACAATTTTACGGAAACGCAGACAAAACTTTCCACTATTAAAAGTTCTGCAAGGTGGCTTAGAAGTTCTTCTTTAGACAGGAACAATACTTTGCAGATGGAAAAGACACTTCGGACAGGTGAGCGTTTTGAAGATGTGGCACGTCAGCTTAACAGTACCAACCCGGAAGATGATTGGATGAATATTACAATACCGCAGTATATAGAAGAAACTGATTATTCGTTCTCTGATGGAGGAAACAAGTTCTATATCAATCTAAAGAACGCTGGGAATAATTATCTTGATACTGTTGTGGATGTACTTGTGGGAGATAATATCTTGGGACGTGACATAGATGTGAATTTTGTCTTTGAGAATGACGATTTAAAGATAGTGATAGGCGATGATGCGATCCGACAGGCTTTGGATACTATTCTTTCTTCTCAAAAAGGTGCTATACCAGAGTTTAAGGATTATGGAATTGCAAATGAGTTCATAGGAACAACGGTGAACGCAATCCAGTACCCTTCTATTTTTAAGGATGTAATGAATATGTTCCAAAGGGATTCAAGATGGGACTCTGTGGAGTTGATGGATGTAAAAAGAGAGGAAGATGCCGTGTTCCTTTCTTTGCAATGTAAAACGGTAACAAAGAAAGATTATTTAGTAAATGTTCCTATATAATTGATATTCAGATGATTACAAAAACAAGTGCAACAATAACCAATCTAAAGAATCTTTTTATAGAGATGTTTTTAGATAAGACAGCTAAGGTAAGTAATGTAGCTGACGGTTCGGTTGTGAATGCTACGGCATTCGGTGTAGCGAAAGTTGCTCAAAAGGCAATGAAGGATATTGCCATAAAGGAAGCGCAGATATTTCCAGACACAGCTACAGGCGTTTATTTGGATAAGGCTGCTGCTTTGTATGGTGTTAGTCCGCGTAAAGGTGCTTTGGGTTCTTCGACATATATAAGGGTATCTGCTGATCCAGGTACAGTATATGATACGTCTGTTACTTTTGTAAATAAAAATGGTATTCGTTTCCAAGTTGATGAAGCATTGACTGTAGGGGAAAGTGGTTATGGATATGTAAAGGTAAGAAGTATCAACGCAGGGTATTCCACAAACGTACCACCTAACAGCATTACCAATGTTTCTCCGCAGCCACAAGGTCATATCGAATGTACGAATGAATATTATGCTATTGGAGGACGTGATAGTGAGGATGATGAAACGTTTAGAATCCGTATTAAGAACAATCTGAATATCCTTAGCAAGAATACAATAGAATACTGGACACAGACACTTAGCAACATAGACGATCGTGTCTTAAAAGTAATGAGTGCCGGTCTGGACGAAAAGGGCATATATAATCTCTATGTTGTTTCGCAGAACGGTATTTTCTTTACCGAAGAAGAACTTGATACACTTCTTGAAAGCGCACAAGGATATTTTGGTATTTCAGAACTGAATATTGAAGGGAAAGTAGTTGGTATTGGTATCAAGAATATTGATTGGTTCTATGTGGGTTCAGAAAGGGGGTTGGATTTCCGTGTTCAGCTTCAACCGGATTACGATGTGTCTACTGTGCGTCAGAACATACAAGTGAACCTTACTAAATATCTTGATTTTCGTTTTTGGACACCTGGAAAAATCGTAGAATGGGACGATTTGCTGGATATTGTAAAAAAGACCGATGGCGTAAAATATGTGCCGGACGAGTATTTCTTTCCGTATTACGATCAGCAAGTCCCGGCAAATCAGCTTCCGCGTATAAGGGGGTTTGTGATGCGCGACCAGGACGGAAATATTTTGTACGATTCTGATAGCAACCTCTCTCCGTTGTTTTACCCGTCTGAACCGGAGGATTTGTTTGTAGGCATCAACGACAGCTCACTCAACCTTTATCAAGAGGTTTATTTCAATGTGACAGATTCGGAAGGTGGCACTGTGGAAGGTGCAAATATTTCTATAGGGAACAATGCTGTTATAACAAATGACAATGGGCAAGCTATTATCCAACTTGCAAACGGACAGTATGAATATATTGTTTCCGCTTCGGGATATATCCCCGTAGAAGGAATGTTTGTAGTGTTGAACGGTAGTGTTTCCATTGATGTACAAATGGTTTTAGCTCCCTATACGGTCACTTTCCATGTAACAGATGAAAAGGGAGTGGTTGTTCCTTATGCAAATGTAATGATGGATAACAGAACAACCACTACCAATTTGCAAGGTGTGGCTTCTTTGTCCGCAAGGAACGGGAACTATCCCTACACTATTGAAAAGTTGGGATATGATGAGTATTCCGGCAGTGTAGTTGTGGATGGTAGAGATAAAGAAGTATATCCTGAATTGGAATTTAAGGTATGGACGATTACTGTCATTGTAAAGGATAAGGAAAATCAGCTTATACCGAATGTCATTGTAAAGGTGAACAATGGAGAATATCTTACGAACCAGCATGGAGAGGCGGAAATACCACTTGTAAATGGTGAATATCCTGTAACAATCGAAAAGACAGGATATGACACTTTGCAAGGAACAATCAAAGTTAATAATCAAAATGCCGATGTCACTTTTGAGATGGATTTCTTTTTATACAATGTGGAGTTCAATATTTCGCAGGTAAATCAGGGGAATCCGGCAGAAGGAGCTACAATCAAAATAGAAGGACAGCCGGGAGTATTGAATGTAAACGGTTCTGGACAAGCTACTATAAAATTAAAGAGTGGAAATTACAGCTACACCGTGCAGAAAAAGGGATATGATGATTTGACCGGATTGTTCAACGTAGAAGGACAGGATACATTTATTCAAAGAACCCTTGTATTGAAACATTATAATGTGGTTATCACTGTTCTTGACAGTGATAACAGTAGTCCGGCACAAGGAGCAGCAGTAAATATCAATGGCTCTTCTTATCCTACAAATGAAAGAGGGCAAGCTGTTGTAAGCCTTCAAAACGGGACATATCCTTATACCGTAACAAAGTCGGGATATTATGACGGCAGTTCTTCGGTTACTGTTCTTGACAGTGATAACAGTAGTGTAATAAGTTTAAAGGCAAGACTTTACAATGTCATAATGACGGTAAAAAATCCATTGAAAGAACCTATTAAGGGGGCTACAGTGGAGATAAATGCAACGTCTTATCAGACACAGGATAATGGTGAGGTGTCCTTGCAGTTAAAAAATGGTACATATCCGTTTACGGTGGTTGCCAATGGTATGGACGATTATTTAGGCGAGCTGGAAGTTGTAAGTGCAGATATTCCGTCTTTTCCTGTAAATATGGAGTACAAGAAATACGATATTGTATTTACTGTACAGACAGATGAAGGTGTTGCAATTGAAAACGCTAATATTCATATCAACGAAAAGGACTATCAGACTTCGCAGGGTGGTTTGGTAACGGTTCGTCTTTCTGACGGGCAGTATCCTTATACGGTAACGAAGGAAGGTTATGTTCAGACACAAGGTAATGTGGAAGTTTCCGGTAGCAACAAGAACGTATTAGCTCAACTTACCCCTATATCATATAATATTACGTTTGTAGTAAAAGATAACATGGCTTCGCCCAATCTTTTGCAAGGAGTGTCTATTGATATAGAAAATGAGGACAAGACAGTTACCACAAATGCGTCAGGAGAAGCGATAATCAGTCTAAAAGCTGGTAAATATACCGCTTCATTCATGAAGAACAGCTATAAGACTGAAACTCTTTCATTTGAAGTAATTGGAGAGGCTACGTTTACGCAGATATTGAAGAAGATATGGAATCTTACCTTTAAAGTGACCGCCGCAGGAAAATCAGGCTTAAAAGATGTGACTGTCAGTGTAAGTGGACTGGCCATATTAAGTGGAAATACTGTAAGTCTTAAAACAAAAGATGATGGAACAACTGATCCTGTGCAGGTAATAAACGGTGCTTATGATTGGAATGCGTCACTTACAGGATATTCGTCGGAAGAAGGAGTGGGAAGTGTTCAGGATGCCGATCAGGAGAAAGTGATAGAATTGACTTATGGATTTGAAACTACATTTACAACTTCACCAGCCACACAAGGCGTTGAAATTACTATTGATGGTAATAATACAATCACAACGGGGCAAGACGGTATAGCAACAATAAATCTTTCCACAGGAACGCATACTTACGCTTATTCAAAAACAGGTTTTTTAAACGGGACAGGAAATGTGCGAATCGAAGAAGCTGAAAAAAGTGTACAGATAACACTTGTTCCCGGAGCGACAGTTACATTCCATACAAAGGTAGGAAATTCTGCTTTGGCGGATGTAAAGATAATTGTAGGGCAAAGTAGCGCAAGGGCACTTCCTGAAACCATTGTAACAAACAGTCAGGGTATCGCGGCAATTGATCTTCCTACAGGGGATTATCAATATCAGATTCCTACTACAAGTACGGATAATCCTAATCTGGTGGAAGTGCCAAGCGGAACATTTAGTGTGGCAACCACCGCAAGCGCCATTGAATTGGATTTGGCTGATTATGTAAAATACAATGTTACTTTCCAGACTGTTCCATCTACACAAGATGTAGCTATAAGTTTTGCTAAGGCAGAATCTCCAGATACACCTGTTGCAAGTGGAGCTACTGCTTCTAACGGCATTCTTACTTTGACTTACAAGAACGGACAGTATATCTATACAGCAAAGAAATCCGGCTATAATGACGTGACGGGTGAGTTTACAATTGCAGACGGGAGCCAGAACATAATGGTTGAGATGATTCAAATTTCAACGGTCACGTTTACTGTAAAAAGTCAAAGTGACAGTACGCCTATTGAGAACGCTGTTATTGAAATGGTGGATCAAAGCGATTCATCTAACAAATACAAAGGGACAACTAACTCGTCTGGCGTAGCTACTATGACGTTTAATGGCGGAGAGTTTGAGTGGTCACAAGATAGCGATGCGGATTTTTCCGGTTGTCCTGTTTTTCAAGAAGATGAAAAATATCTTGTTCCATCGGAAGGCGTAACAACAGATCAATTAAAGACCTATTTCCCCAATGGTGTAATTGTCTCTCCATTGACAATTGTTCAGGATAAGGATAATAGTAGTGTTACGGAAAGTCTTACCAGAATTTACAACTCAAATAGGATAGATGGCTGGGAAGGAAGTTGGGATGGAACGAAAAAGAACCTTACTTTAACGAGTATAATCAAGACATCGACAGCTTCTACAGAGACTTATGTTTTGTTTAATGTGGATGCCGGACTTATAGGGTTTTCGAATGGTCTTTTCCAAATTGGCGCAGAAAAGACAGTGGATTATCACAAGGCTTTGGATTTTGGTTTTAAGGTAAGTGGCGTTTCGTCCAATCTGAAGATAGTTATAACTTATGGCTCGCAAAACGCTCCTTTAACGGTGGAGATGGAAAATGATGTAATTCAAAGATTCCAGCTTTCTGATCTTTTGTTGAATACAGAAACAATAGGTAATTCTACCATTTGGTCAGTGCATGTGCAATCTTTTGACGGAGGTACATTATCCGCAGATGATTTGAAAGATTTGAATATCACATTCTCTTTCTATGGTAAAAAGGTAATAAGTTCGGATATTCCAGCAGGCAAGGTTCTTTATGGAAACTATGATTATACAGTTACCCCGCCTTCTCCTTTGGAAGCGCAATCAGGTACATTGAATGTAAATGCGCCCGCTGTCAATAAAGAAATTTTGATTGCAAACAATACAAATGTAACATTTAAGGTAACCGCAAAGCAGCCTTTACTTACTCGCCCTCAAATAGGTGATTTTGTGTATGGTGACAAAACATGGTCAACTGAATTGGACGGTACTAAAACTTGTGTCGGTGTCATTACTGATGTAAGAAGCAAGGATTTTGACTTCATAGGTTTGGAAAATCTGACTGCCAGTTTTTGGACAAATTCATTAGGCATTATTCCTAATGTAGTCACCGAAACAAATGAATCTTTAGCTCTTTGTGATTTTGCAGGTAAGACAAATTCTCAAAATATCATACTTGCGAAACCAACGGAAAGCACGGCGGCACATCAGTGTGCAGCTTATTCTACAGAAGGATTCGGTACAAATTCTTGGTTCTTGCCTTCTTGTGGACAGTGGGGTGTAGCTCAATTAAACAGAGTTAAGATCGACACTTCAATAAGTGCGACAATCGGTTCAGATCCATTGAGTAGTGGTTCATATTGGACTTCGACACAATATAATTCAAATGATGCTTGGATTTTTGGTTGGGTTAATGGCGCAAAAAGGGGAACGACCAAAAGTAATTCATATACAGTTCGTCCTTTCTGTACCTATGAATACAATCCTGTTCCAAACGGTGTATATATTTATGATAAAGATAATAATCGTTACACAAAAGAAGAATGGGTATCGTCTGGTAAAGGAGTGTCTGCTGTATGTGGTATAGGCATTTCAACCGATACTAATTCGTTTATGGTGTCGACAAGTAAAAGTGCTGCAAGTTATACTTTTGGAGGTCAAGGTACTTTGATCTCTAATGTACCAATGTTAACTACCAGTGTGGCATCCTCAAACTTAAGTAAAGCAACGCATGGTTTCATTTATACCGACACGATAATATCTCAATTGAGAACTGGCTATGCACCTGCGGCAGAATACGCTAAGACATATATGTTTGGGAATGGACAGAGTGGCTATTTACCTTCATATGGCGAGGCAACAACTCTGTATTTTTACAAAACACAAGTAGAAGAGATTTTGAGCATGTTGGGTCTTTCTTTATGGGGAAGTGTATCTATTCAAACTTGCACCCAGTATGGGACTCATAATAATGCAACTTTTTATTGGTTGAATGGAGTTTCTGTTCAACCAGGTAAAGGTGACGAGTATAAAGTTTTGCCTTTTACCCTTCTTCCTTTATCTAACATAGCAACTCCTATCGAGAACGCTCTTGTAAAAATGACATCTGCATCAAACAATTATCAGCAGAATACAAATAACAATGGAGAAGCTGTTATTTCTGTTGCATTAGGCGTTGATTATGATTATGAGGTCAGTGCTGATGGTTATGCAACGCAGAACGGGAAAGTCGGTGTATTAAATGAAGCGAAAACAATTGAGGTTACTTTGCAACCTGCAAGTGAGCTTACAGTAGTTGTCCATAGGAACACATTAGACGGGGCAACTGACATTTCCGGCGTACAGGTTGTTGTGACTGAAAATAAGGAAGGAGGGGTGCAGATGGCTTCCGGTACAACTTCACAAAACGGGACAGTCGTTTTATTTGTGCCAGACGGAAGCTATAAAGTAGCTTTTTCTAAAGATGGATTTGAAAGCAAAGAGGAAACGGTTGAAGTAAACGGGAAAACTGCGCTTAACACCTTCCTTTTGCAGATATACAATACTATTAATGTTCAGGTAAGAAGAGTTGGACAAATGCAAGGTATGCCAAGCCAAATCCAACTAAAGGACAGTACGGGGCTGGAGGTGATTCAGACTAAAAATATAACCACTACCGTAACGTTCGCCAATGTCGCATACGGACAGTATATCTTGTATGTACCGGAAGGGGATTTTTCCAAAGAAACATCCCAAAGCATTACTGTGAATAGTGAAGGAATGCAGGTGCAAGTAAACCTTACTCCGCTGTATATGGTGCAAGTAAAAGTAAACCCTACTGGTGGTAATGTGGAATTTACAGATTCAGAAGGGCAGAAGCATACAGGTTCGGCAGGGAAAGCAACATACACGGCACGGTTTGACAAAATTCCTGCGGGAAATTATCAGATTAAGATTACATCTTCCGGTTTCAGTGATTTTTCAACGACAGGAAGTATAAGTGGGGTTTATCAAACAAGTGTGAATTTGGAATACACCCTAACCAAACCGAACAAGTTGGTGCAGATAACAAGCAACCAATCCAATTACCAATTAGATACTTCTTACAAATACGTTTCCCTTTTGATAGTTGGAAGAGGAGGTGAAAAATTTGAGTATTGGGAATCTTGGGATAGTTTTATATTGCTGGGTGGAACAACCGGACAAATTGTATATATTCCTAATATATTGATATCGGATATTTCAAACGGTCGAATAAATAAAATTACATTTAGTGGTGTTCCAAATGCAGGTAGTTGGACATACGGTACGGAATATTCCATAACATTAGGACAAACAACTTATGAATATGCAGCTTATAATGGGGTAAGCGATGCTCGTAATGATGCTGATATTGTTATGCCACAAAGAAGTAACCTATCTAATTATTCTGTATATAATGCAAAAAGTTCCGGTGCTATAGCTGCTCACGCGGCAGGTACATTTTATTGTAGTGGAAGTTTCGGAAGTCAAAACGCAAAAGAGCAAACGTATTCTTTCGTAGATTCAAGAATGCAACCGGATGGTGCGCCAGGTGGAGACGGTAGATATGGATTTAAAAGCTCTTACGAAAGTCCTACTTTGGGAAACGTAACTAAGCCTATTCAATCCTCAGTTGTTATTCCTGTCCAGTCTATTTTTGGAGGTACAAGTGAAGGTAGCGCAGGGTACTTAAACACTGAAAGTGGTTTGAGAACAGGTGCAGATGCTTATGGTGGTGCAGGGTATGGAGATTCTTATTCCGAAGTGCAAAGTGATGGTAAAACAAGAATCTCCGGATATGGCTCTGGACAAGAAGCCTCACCGGCAGATGATGATGCTGGAAATATCATAAAACCGGGGAAAGGTATATTTTGTATATACTATCACAACGAGACAATCTAAAACAAACAAAGGGAGAGTGGCAAACACTCTCCCTTTCAATTTATTGATATTCAGTTAAATTAAGTCATCGTGATAATAAAGAAGGACAATACCTGCACCTTCGTTGTAATAACTTACACTTCGTGAATCCTTAAAACAAGTCCCACCAGTACCGTATCCTGCTGACCCATTAAAATTTGCATCTCCATAACCACCCCCACCACAGGCTAAACAGCTTGTAGTAGAGTTATAATAGCTTGGCCCACCTTTTCCTGTTCCACCAAATATAGATCGGATAGGAATGGTTTTAACCGCTTTAATTCCAGAGTTGTAATCTGGCCCTTGTGTTTCCAATCTACTGTCTCCACCTTCTCCGCCTTGCACAGTTGTAGCGGTAAATGTAGTTTGTTCACCATTTCCATAAGTACCACCACTACCGGCTGATAAAATAGGGGTAGCAATACCTCCTTCTGTTCTTCCGTAGTAAAAAAGATCACTGTCTATTTCTCCGTTTAAAGTAAATTCCCAATAATCATTTCTTTTGTCTATCCCATTAGAAGAATACCCAAGAAAGGCGGTTATTTCCTGTCCTAAACTTTGAGTATAACGGACACCTAAACCAATAAAATCAGCATTGTTATAGGTAAAATCTATTTCATCAATCAACAAAACACCACTACTACCATTTTTGGAAATTAATAAGTTTTTCTTGAAAGCGATCATACCGCCATTGCCACCCATAACGCCACCTTTCCATTCAGGTTGGTTTGGTGCTCTGTTGGTGTTTTGCCAATTCCCCCTCTCCCTACTATCAGAAGGGAAACGTATTTGTAGGAGGTGTGGAAAAAGAAAAGAGGGCAAGTTTGTATTTTCTCAAAAAGAAAGGTTATTTTTGTGGGTAGTATATACTTAGACAATATTTTAAACGTTTAAAATTTTCATAATTATGGATATTATCAAAAGAACAGTAACAGCTAATTCTAATAAGCTGATAACTAATAATGGTGATGTGGCACCTTCATTAATCAGTAGTGCATGGAATTTTGCAACAATTGACAAAGACATAACACTTACCGATCAAAATGGTCAACCGGTTTCTTTTGTTATCATTCCTCTTGTAGCAGGTACAATTAAAGTGATTCTTGCCGGTGGTATGGAATATACCATTTCGGAAGCGGAAGTGAGCGCAAATTTGGGGTCACCTCTTATGTACATGGTTCAGAAGATTTTGAAAGAAGGGACAACGGCAACCAATCTTAGTATAGGTTTTTAAGGAAAGGAATTGACAATGAATTTAATAGGAAATATTAATGCAATTCCTTTTAGGAGATTTAGGGGAGGGGGTGGAGTAACTCCTTTCCCATCTGTACCTGGTATGATTACAAGGTATTCAGCATTAGGTCTTACTAATGAGCAGATGGCTACCAATCCTGTATGGGTTGATAAGACGGGTAATGGTCATGATCTACAGTTGAAAAACTTTGCCTGGGGTGGAATGAGTGGAGTAGGTGGATATGTAGATAATTGGAATAGTTCTGCTGATTGGGATATAAATAGCTATTGGGTAAATAGTCATACAGATCACAAATTGCAATTTATCAAAGCAAGTTCGGTTGTTCAAGCAAGATCAAATAATATTTATAATGCAGAAAATGTATATAAAAATATTTTAAATGTAAATGGATTAACTGAAGCAGTAAATAAAGGATCTGTAAAAGCTTTAAGAATAATTGCTACAGATCCTATAACGTCAAAAGCAATTAAAACATTTTCTTTTGAGACCGATGGTGTCATTCAAATATCATTTGATGATGTATTACAAGATTACTATGTAGCTTATTTTCTTTCTGGTAATAATACTAATGATATAGACATCACCATCGAACAACTTCCCCTCTACCCCGGCTTTATCCTCGGTGACGGAGTAGACGACTTTGCAGTTACAGAGAAGGAGCTTAACTTCGAGGATACCTATACGGTGTACACGGCGTTTATTCCGTTTCGGGATAATCCGACAAGGAATATGATTTTGTGTGGAGCTGATAGCAAAAAAACTTTTTCCATGCAATATTCGTCTTTGGTTTATGTATCTTTTATAGCGGGTAATAACTATTATATAAATGCTAATTTTGTTAATGGGCTTAATTTGTTTGCTTGTAAACGAAATGGTAATAATATATGTATTAAGAACTTATTAACTAATAAAGTTGTAACAGGTACGTGTGGGGACTGGGTGGAAAACGCTGGGCTATATTATTTATGGAAGAATGCAACTTATGCATCTTTTGCTAGAGCAGCTATTGCTGGTCAAACAATCTGTAATGGATATTTCTCTACCGATGAAGACGATGAAAAGGTTCTTGATTGGTATAAGAAGCAATATCCCTGGCTCTTCCCCGACCAGGCATGGACCGTCACCGGCAAAACCAACGAGGACGAAGATCGTGCTACTATTGCCAACATTACGGGCAATGGTAATAATCTTGTACTGTCTAATTTGGGGTTTGCAGAAGGGAGCGGGTATGGGTTGTATAAACAGAATTTTAGCAAAATTCAATGGACGAGTCCGTCAGCAAGGGTTGAAGTAACAAAAACAAATTCGTCATTTAACATTACAGAGGTAAAAAGTATTGCAATACAATTATATTACCTATCTAATATAAATGAGGTTGCTTTTACTGTGCCTTCTATTAAAGTTCGTGTTGTAGGTTTAACAGATGGACAATCTGTTAATTATAGGTATTTTGTTGATGGTGTTGTTAATCATTTTCTTATATCATCAGATGGGATATACGATTTGCCTGCGTTTGAATTTCCCGCCAAAGGCGATTATTATGGGTTTGAATTTACCAAAATTCAATCATCTTGCAACATCACCATTGAGCAAATCCCCGAATACGAAGGATACCTGGTTACTGATGGGGTGGATGATAGAGTACAAGATAGTTCTTTTAAATTAAATAAAGATTGGACACTTGTAGGAGAATGGGTATTATTAAATCAAAAGGCAACAAATGCAGGAATTACTAAACCATTCAGCTTTATTGTCTATAACAGAACAACAGGATTAAGCCTATTCATAAATACGGGAACATCAGGAATTACTATAGAGAACGTTAAATCTATAAAAGCCATATGCTCTGATGGACGTATATACCTTGACGATTGGTCTGAAATGTTAATTAGTAAAGATCAAAACATAACAAGCAGCATCTCTGTTTTGTCAATCGGTTTTAACGGTACAGCATATACTCAAATGGCTTTTAAGAATTTAGGCATCTACAACAACCAGATTCTTTCCAAAGACGACTGTATCAAAGCATATAACTATTTACAAACTTTAAAAGCAAAATAACATGAGATTGGTTGAAAAGCATATTGTTAAAGATAACAGATTTGAAGATATTTGTCTCAAATCAGGATTGCTCTATAATTATGTTTTGTATAATGTACGTCAAGGAATCTTCAACGAAGAGTATCTGAAAGAATATGAATTTTCAACCAAACTTTGTAAAGAAAATCAATTTGATTTTAGAAATCTTCCATTAGCAATTTCCCAGCAAGTAGTTGCGCAGGTATTTTCAAATATAAAAGGATGGATAAAATCGAAGTATAGTGTGGAAATTTGATAAATGAAATTTAAAATTTTAATGACGTGAAATACGCAATTGTAGATTTATTATGGGCAAAATCGCATGGGATTGAAATACTGCCCGAAATGAGAACAAGTGTGGATCAAAGCAAAGTGATCCTGCACGAAGAGATGCTATTACCATTTAGTGACGAAGATTTTCCGAGATATTCGTTTAGCGATCCGGAATTTATTAACCTTTTATCAAGCGACGAATGGACTTATCCGGAAGGAGAAGAACCTGTAATTAACAGAGATTTTAATCGCATATTGGCTTTAAACATTCTTGAAGAAGAAGTAGCTAAGAATATAAATACATATGAATTAACTCCAAGTGAAGCCTTACAGGTAAAAGATCGTTATCCAGAATGGATTGCTGGTATTACTGTTAAAGTAGGAGAAAGATATTTATCTGATGATATTCTTTGGGAATGTATCCAGGCACACACTACACAAGAGAACTGGAAACCTTCTATGGCTACTGCAAGTTTGTGGAAAACAGTAGACGAAGATCATAAAGGAACTATCGATGATCCTATTGTTTACATTCCACCTATGGAAATATTTAAAGATAAATACTATATCCAAAATGGTATAAAATACAAATGTACAAGAAATAGTGAACAACCTCTTACACATGATTTATCAGCCCTTGTTGGATTATATGTTGAGAAAGTTTAATTATTAATAAGCTAAGGATGTCACAGGAAATCTACAATAAGACCGTGTTCAAACGGTTCTTCGAAGAAAACGATCCTGCTGTAATGGAATGGGCGGAGAATGTACTTGAAAAGGTATCTTCTCCCGGCATTCTTCCTACTTTTATAAAGAAGGACGGAGAGGATTTTAAGGCGTATTGGGAAACAGTCTGTCATATCTTTGCGCTTGTTGTCTTGTATGCAAAGCAATACAATGAGATTGACACAAACAAGATTCTGTTTGAGCTTTTTATTGAAAACAGAGGACTTGTGACAGACGAAGTGAACACACTTGAACAGATGAAATATCTGTTCAATAATTATGTGAAGGAATATAGAAAAAGAGGAACACTTGATATTGTAAACAAGGAAGGCATGATACTTGGGGAGCTTCTCCGTCTTATTAGATATAAGACGGAGGATGAGTTTATATTTGCCCTTTTGATGTCTCGTGATACTGGATGGACAATGGGGCATAGCTCTCCTACATGGAACAGGACAGACACGGTTTTGAATGTTACAAAAGGGTATGAGACAACGGAAAGCGTAAAAGATTTGAAGGCCTATCCACTTGTGAACCCTACAGGTGTTGTTATTGTGGATGATATAGACAACAATGGCACTCCTATACAGGTAATGACTTTCGTTGGAAATGCTTTGGTGGGTATTTCTTCTGAAATTGACAAAACGAAGCTCCTTCCTATTTCAGAAAATCTTTCTTATCAGATTTCTTTTAAGGTTAAAACATCTTCCACAAGCAACCAAAATTTGAAATTCGGTGTGGAAGTGTTTAACGAAGCCGTTCAACCTATGATATGTAAGGAATCTTATGGAAGTGCAGAGAGCAACAATTTTGTTTCCGGCAGTAAAGGAATCCTGGAACTTCCTGTAGCTGGAGTGTATTATGAATGCCGGGCAATTCTATCGAGAAAGAACAGGGAATACGCGAAGCAGTTAGAGCTTAATTTCTCGAAAGGGAGAGGACTTCAAATGAAAGACGGAATGAAATTCTTGTCATTAAGTCTTTCGCAAGACAGGTCAAATCCTTCCTCTTCCGTGTATATTTATGATATAAAGATAAAACCGCTTTTCCTTCCGTTCTATCAAGGTAATTTAGGGGAAAAGGACGTGATAGCTGCTTATTATCTTAATAATTCCCTTACAAGTGAGAAAGGAGTAAAAAAATTTACAGAAGATTACCTTGTTACCTACAAAAACATAATGGGTAGTGAGGATATTCAGCCTTTGAAAGAGAAGAATGTTATTTTCAAAGTATTGTCGGATAGGGGAGCTTACATAGAAGGAGCTTCTATTTCCATTTTAGACAAACGTCTTGTGACGGACAGAAACGGGGAAGCATCTATTGTACTTTATCCTGGTGATTATTCTATTGATGTGGAGAGGTCTTTGTTCATGAATATAGAAGATAGATTGTTTCAGGTATTGGAAGACGATGAAGAAACGCAGGTGGAATATATTCAAATGCAAGGAGATGTGTATGAAAGAAAAGTCACGTTCGTTGTAAGGGACGAAAATGAAAGACCTATACAAAATGCCCTTGTTACTTTTAATGGTGAATTTAAATATACGGATTCTTCTGGTAATGCCATATTTATGGCTTTTCCTGGCTTATACCCTTATACTGTAAGCAAGACGGATTATTATACCATAAGTAAGAACATCAATGTACAAGACGATCAATCCGAACCTGTAACGCTTATATTGATACCAAGATATACGGTTACATTTACGGTGACAAATTCATCTACTGGCGCGGTGGAAGGTGCAAATGTGACACTTACCGCAAAGGACAGACTGGCAACAGAGGATACTGTCGCTTATTCGGAAAGCAAAAGAACGGGCACGAATGGGAAAGTGACATTCACGAATATATTGGGAGGTGATTACACTTATCTTGTTGAAAAGCAAAACTGGATTCCTGTAAATGGGGATGTTGTTGTGGACAGTAATAAGGATATACAAGTGAGCTTCAACCCTATGCCTACTTTTAACATGACGTTTACTGTAAATGATTACAACACCTTTACGGGAGAGAAAAAGCCTTTAAATGGGGCTACTGTGAAATTTGCCGGTTTGACAAAACAGACTTCTGACAATGGACAGGCTGTTTTTGAAGGAGTGTTGGGAGGAAAATATTCTTATGATGTATTTTACGACAACAATCATCAACGGGTATATGTGGAAAACTATGAGTTTTACAATAATTCAAACCTTACGATAGACTTGAAACAACTTACCTATAAGACTACTATCAAGGTGTACGGCGCAGGAGGAACAGTCGTTGAGGGCGCGAAAGTGAAAGTAAACGATAAGGATTTTGTGCAGGAAGATTCTTCTGGTGTTGTGTTGGAACTTCCCAATGGACAATACACTGTCATAGCATCCTATGAGGAATATGAGGACAGAGAGCAGCAATTTACTGTAAATGGAAATGATCAAGTGGTGAGCATCTATATGGATCAAACCTTGTATGATCTTACATTTGTTGTAACAGAGGATAACGGTATCATTTCCAACGGTACAAGAATAACACTTAATCAAGGAGGTGCAGGAGAACAAACAGGTCTGACTAATAACGGACAGATCAAATTCTCTGTTCCGAGAATGCGTTATGATTGGGTGGCTTCGAAGCAATATTTCAGTAACCAGACAGGGGTTGTGCAACCAAATGACCTTCCAAAGACGGTGAATGTTGCAATGCCAAGAAAAGAAACGAGAGTGCAGTTCTATGTTTATAATTCCGATACAGGGCTTCCAGTTTCAGGAGCTTCTGTAAAACCAGAAGGACTTAGTACGCAAAATACAGGGTCGGACGGTACAACGACCTTTATGATGCAGATGGGGAAAACTTACAGATATGAAGTTTCCGTTTATGACTATCAGCCTACGGAAGGTTCTGTCACAGTTAATCAGGAATCAATGCCACAACAAAGGGTAGGTGTTTCTAACAAGACTTACAGTGCTCATATTACAGTGAAATCCCGAAATGGGTATAATATTAATCGAGCTTACGTGACTTATGGAGGAAAGAGTGGGTACACCAACTCACAAGGACAGCTTACACTTACTGGAATACAATCAGGGTCATATAATGCCACTTGTACGGCAGACAATTATCAATCCCAAACGAAAAACAATATTGCAATATCGGGAGCTGACACGTATATAGATTTCACTCTTGACTATGAGCTTACGACAACTTATATTTATCTTAGAAAGGAAAATGTATTGCAACCTTATGCTTCCGTGAATATAAGAACTACCGCGCCTGACGGATCGTCTTATTACAGTGGTACAGATCAGACAAATGGAAGTGGTAGGATAACGGTTTCTTCTCCTTCTGGAGGTTATGTGTATGCTTCCGCTACGGATTCGGAATGTGTAGGGACAGGGGATGAATCAACGAACGCAGGAGGGAACAGTATTTACCTTTATCTTTGGAAAGCTCTTATCGTTTCTTATAGCGGATCGCCTCAAACGCCATCTGTATCAAATGGCGTTTATGAAATAGTAGGGAGAGAAGTAAGGGTACAAGGCGGAAGTAGAAATACAAGTAACCCTTCTACTGTGTATGCCAATTTCAGAAATCATACAAGAGCTACTGCAATCAAACAGTGGCCCGAATCATTTTCTATTCAGGGAAGTTCTGGCACTTATAATGTGGACGCTGCCGGCGGCAACCATTCTGCCTTTAGAGGATGTACAAGTCTTTCATCGATTGCAACAAACACAATTCCTTCTATTTCAGGGGGTGTTATCTGTTGGTTTAGAGATTGCACAAGTCTTAGGTCTATTCCTTCTGGTTTGTTTACCAAAATGACAGGTAATTCTTGTGCGGGTGCTTTCTGGAGCAGTGGGGTTACAAGTCTCCCGAGTGGTCAACTTGTTCCTACTTCATGTGTTTATCATTCTTCCTTGTTTAGAAGTTGTAAGAGTTTGACTTCATGCGTTGGCAATGGTACTTTTGGAAGGGGAGGTGGCACAGAAGATTTCCATGCTGTATTTTTTGAATGTACGGCTTTGAAAAATACAGGAGGTCAATCAGCTACAAGTTCTCCATTTAGCAATTCAACGAATGCACAGTATATGCAATATACATTTCAAGGCTGCACAGCCATAACCGAACTTCCGGTATTATGGTTCAGATATTGCACAAACATTGTTTCTTTTGTTGGTTGCTTTGTCGGTTGTACAAGTCTTGTCGACGGCTGGTCTACCGCTATGTTTTCTTACTCTTCGAAGGCAACAAATATGCAGTCATTGTTTGAGGATTGTACTTATTTGTCTATTCCTTATGGACAGGGACTTCCGTCAAGTGTAACAAACGCTTCAAGAATGTTTGCGAATTGTAGGAATTTATCTGATATATCTTCTTTTGATATGAAGAATGGAAAGTTGCAGAATGCAGAAAGTATGTTTGAGAACACGGGTGTGAAACAAATTCCCGCTAAGTTCTTTAATGATCTTACGACACTTACCAATCTTAGGAGATGCTTTGCAGGATGCACGTCACTCACTTCTTTTGGAAGAACAGGGAATTATGTAGGACAACCAGGAACATCTGCACGACCTGTGAATGTGGATATAGGAAATCAGTTTAATAATACCAATTTTGAGAATATCAGTGGTAATTTGAATTGTACTGAAATGTTTGCAAACTGTACAAATCTTTCTTTAGGAACAGAACAGACCTATGCAGTTTCATACACATCCCTATACGATAGATCATCAGCAGGGGTAGGAAAAGTTAATATGGACAGAATGTTTTATGGTTGCTCGAAACTTGGAACTGTCCCTGTTATTCAAATCCTTACAGGATCATCCAATTATGTAAAGATAACGGAGTCTGGGAACAATAACGTAACAAGTCATAGTCAGACTTTTACAGGTACGAATTGCGAGGGTGTCCCAAGTGGATGGAAATAGTAAGTCAAAAATAATTAAAATATTGAGTATGAGCAAGTTAAATGTTAGTAGAAATGTTTTTTTAGAGAAAGAAGAACTTTCAAATATGATTTCTTTCTTTGCTACAGCACCGCTTATGAAGGCGGTGCTACAGGCATCTTATTCTTTTGGGATGATTACGAATGACCCATCTAAGATCAATCCTAATACAGTTAACAAACCAGTAGAAGATGAAAATCTTGTAGAACCTTTTAAAGTGGAAACAGGAACAAACTCTGGCACTATTAAGGTACTTCCCGGGATGGCTCTTACCAGTGCCGGGAACTTTATAGATATCAATGTAGAAGATAATATTCTTGTACCGAACGACAGCAATTTCTATTGGGTGAAGATTGCTTACAAAACAAGAAATTACGAAAAGGGATATGTAAGCGTAAACTCACAAGGTATTGTGTCTGGTTCGGTTGATTTTTCAGGCAAGGTGAGAGGGCAGTCTTCGTCAACTCCTATTTCTATTAGGTTTGAAAAACAAGACGGTTCTGTTCCTTTGAATAATGGCGTTTATCAGATTGTAAACATAATTGACAGCCAAAACTTACTTCTTACATCCGCAACTACATTTGTAGCGGAATCGAATTTAAGAGCTATTGTGCTTGGGACACTTCCTTTGGGAGGTGTATTGACTTCCGAGCAGCGAAACGGTTTGTACATTTATGATGATTATGTCATTTCTTTAGTCCCAGAAGTAAGTCTTTCCACACCTCCTGAAAAAGAAGTAGATGAATATTACATTGCACGTGTTCAAAATTCAGGTGGATCGGTATCGGTTTACAACGAAGTGAAAAGTGAGTATTGGTCGCTGGGAAATATTTTTATGTCAACTTCCAAATAACAAGGATATGTTAAGGTTTTATTACACGACAAGCGCAGGGTACAACAATGGGCAGACAAAGATTTCTGATTCTTTGGGTGGGTACAAATCATCCACCCCTGTACCCAATGATATGTTTAGCAATTTATTTGATGAAATAAGCCTTAATTTGGCTTCAAATCCTCGTGAGCAATATATTGCACTTATTTTGAAAAATGAGGGCACAGAAACGCTTAAAAACGTTAATATGTGGTTTTCTGCCGTAACGGAGAATCCGTATGGGAAAATCATGGTAGGAGCAATAGGAATGAACAAGGATGAAAACGACAATCCGGTTACACCAAGAACATCTTCTATTTATGAGAAGCCCTATTGGATTCAATTTTATGACGCAACAGAAGACGATAAAGTTACATTGGGTGACATTGAATCGGATGCTGAAATTTGTTTGTGGTTCTCACGGGTACTTGATGGAAAAATTATTCGAGAAGACTATAACAATGTGGCAGAGAGAGATACGAACACCCAAAACCGCTATAAGAAGGTTGAAAAAGAGACTGATGAGATTTTTAACATTAATTTGGTTTGGGAATAGTTACAAAAGTTGTAGTTTTGCCAGCGAGACAGGGGAACAAAAACTTCCCCTTCTTTTATCACTTAAAACATACAACTTTTGTATGCAATGATTTTATAATCTAATTTCGACAGCAATGACAAGACGAGAAGAATTTGAAACGATTTATGAATACTTACAGGGGAAACTGACAAACAACCCGAAGTATGAGTTTCATGCAAAAAGAAAGGACAGGGAAAGGATAAAAGATTTTCTTGAAAATGAAATAGTGGGGAATCTTTGGAACTATCTTACTTTTCAATTTAATAGGCAGGTTTTTATTTTGTCGGTGTCGAAATTGAGTATTATTCCTCTTCCTAATGTGATAGGGAAAGCAGCTATTGAAAGATGGAGAAAACGAACACAAAAGGATATGTGGTTTACCTCTAAATTCGTTATGGAATACGACCTTAGAAACCCTATCCAGAAAGAAGAAGCCTTGTCTGATTCCTATTTGGATAAAGAAAGACAGCTTTATTTTGATTCTCCGAGAGGATACATCCTTTGTGAAAGCTATGATGGGTTTTTGTATCATGAAAAGAAATGCAAAGGATGCAGGTATATAAAATTGTGTGAAGAAAAATATAAGGACAGATGAGAAAAAGAAGAAAGGAACTTGAAGTTAAAATTGTCCCTTGTTTTTACGATACGAAAAGAGCAGAGCTTTTGATCGTAAGGTACGGATGGTTTGGAAACCCTAAGTTTGTAAGGAGTTTCGGGTTTATCTATCTTTCGAGTAAGGAAAGTGAGAAAAAGATGGACTATGTGTGTGAATTAATAGATAGGTTTAACAGAATACAAAGTTTAAATTGTTATGGAAGAAAAAGTAATGTATGACGTGCGTTCAGCACTTATGACAGGTGAAATTAAAGAAGTAAAAAAATGGGAAACAACTACTTTCAGAGGTCTGGAGTATATCATCCCGGAAGGAGAACGTGAAATGGCTAAAATTGGCAGAGATGTGTTTTTCACAAAAGAAGAAGCAAAGAAAGCTATTAACGCAACGGTTGATAAGAGAGTTCAGTATCTTGAAAATCAGATTGAAAGAATTAAAAGCTATAAGTTTGAGTAACGTGCTGAAAAAGAAGGAGAAATACGAATATCGTCCTTGTAAAAGATGTGGTGAAAATCATTACATCTACAATAGGATGAAGTGGCTCTGTAAAGATTGTGACACAGAAACAACCAAAGAACGTAGAGGTGACCTTCAATCCTTATTTACGGAGATATGGCAGGAAAGACCTCATGTTTGTGTAAAATGTGGAAAACCTTTGGGGGATGAACCAAAAGCTATTTTCTTTTCGCATATCAGATCAAGAGGAGCAAGACCGGATTTGAAGCTGGATAAGAACAATATCGAACTTCTTTGTTCCGCTTGTCACAGATTACATGAATTTAACGAAAGGGAAATCGTATGAAAAAGATTCTTGTATTGACGGTATTATCGTTTATTCCCCTTCTTGTTTCTGATGCAAAAGTTCTTCCCACTACGAAAGAGGATAGGGACAGGGTTGTGTGGGAAAGATTGGTTCATGCTATTTGCATGGTTGAATCCGGTTGTGATGATAAAGCAAAGAACAAGGTAAGTTCCGCTTCCGGTAGGTTTCAGATGTTGAAGGTCTATGTGGATGAGGTAAACCGGATAAAAGGGAAACATCTCTATTCCTATAAAGACAGATTTGATCCTGTAAAGTCAAGAGAGATGTTTGAAATATATCAATCCCATCACAACCCTACCAAAGACATAGACAAGGCGATTGTTCTCCACAGGGGAAAGAAAGTAAAGTCTTACATTAGGAAAGTAAAACAGGAAATGTGTAATCTTTAAATCAAAAACATCATGACAGTATGCTGGACAGAAGGATGCTATTACTTTGAAGGCGAAGTGATCAGTTCCTACCAAGTGGAAGATGGCACTATGCTGGTAGTGGAAACGCAGAACGGACGAACAAGGGAAGTTCTTAGAGAAAATGATCATTTAATTGAGTTGGATGTATGCGAATAGATGAAAACATGGAGGTATTACTTCAATCCGTTGCAAATTTATTCGGGGATTTGAAACTGAACGTTCTGAAAGGAAAGCTGGAAGATGTAATAGCACTTCAAGATACGAAAAGTATTGCCGACTTTACCGAAGAATGTATTAAGTGGTCGGAAAAAGAATATACGAAAAAACAGCGTATGTTTGTGTTTTCTGAAGGAAAATTGGCTTTGACAAGAATATTTATTGTTTCCGCAGAAATGGATTACACGGACGAAGGCGTACCGGAAATAATCATAAATAGAATGCCGGATGATGTGACATTAAAGGATAATCCTTATAAAAACATTCATGTCCGGTATGAAAGCGAGGAAAACTGTTCCCGTGACTTCGACAGGTTGAAATTAGTGTTGAATTAATAATCTATGGCTAAGGAAGTTATAGTAAAGAATTTAAATCTCGTTGGAATGACAGACTATTTCAATGAGCATTATAAAAAGAAAGATGGAGGAAAGTTTTCATACTGGAACATCAGAGCTTATGCGGTAATGGGCAAAGTCCCCTCCTATTTAGGAGAAGGATTGAGTATTGTCCCTTGTGTGCCGATAGGAAGCAATGTAAGACTATGGAAACTTGTGAAAGAAACAAAATAAAAATGAGATGAAGATATATGTAAGTTTGCCTATTTCTGGGCATGATATAGAAGAAACGAAAGAATACGCAGAAAAGATTAAGAAGTTTCTTGGAGAAAAAGGTGATGAAATTGTTACTCCTTTTGATACTTGTAATGAAGAAGGTAAGTCTTATTCCTATTATATGGGTAGGAGCATTGAAGCACTTTTAGAATGTGATGCTGTTTTCTTTGTACCAAATTGGCAGGAATCAAAAGGCTGTATGGCTGAATTTGAGTTGGCAAGAATTTATGAAAAGAAAATTTTAATGTAAAGAAAATGAAAAGTTCGAGTAAGTATTTGATATGCTATGACAATGAAACCGGAGGACTTCCTTCGAAAGACAAACCGGCTTTTGATGCGATTCCTCTTATAGAAATTGCGTTTGCAATCATAGATATGGAGAAATTGGAAATATGCGAAGAAGTATCTATGATCCTTCCGCGTGACTATAAAGAAGGTCTTTCCTATTCAGCGGAAGCGGAAGCTGTGCATGGTATCACTGAATCTATCCAGAATGAAAAGGCAATTTCGTTAAAAGAGGCTTACAAAAAGTGTCTGGATATTTTCAAAAGATACAAAAACCCGCGCCAACTATGTACTCTTTGCGGTCACAACATAGTAGGGTTTGACAACCCTTTCTTGGAGAACTTCTTTAAGTTCATGGGAGATGATCTAAGTAAGTATGTAAAGTTTTCTCTGGACACGATGCAGTTAGCTCACATGGCTTATGGAGAAGCTGAAAATTATCAACTACATACTATTTGCGACAAGGAAGGGATCGACCTTGTAAATGCGCACCGTGCAGGTGACGATACCTATGCAAATGCACTACTTATGATAAATTTCGTAAAGAAACTTCGAGGAGAAGGAACAACTGCCGAACAAGATGGCATGACGGTCAAGAATCCTTTCCGAGAAAAATTTGCTTTGTAAAGCATGGCGATAGTATATAATTTAAAAGGTGGGATTCTGACTGATTTGCAAGCAAAGAGGTTGTTTACTACTGTAGACGATATAATAGACAGGCTTCCTTCTCCTACTATATCTCAACTCTTTTCAGGGGGATATAAAAGGGATATGGATAAAATGCTTGAAACTATTATAGATCAGACAGAGTATGCAATGAATTTTGGACGATCTCTTGATACTGAAAAATTGGGATATGTGGACAACTTGTTTGCTTCAATGGATGAAAACCTAAGAATCCTTTCGTACAATTATTTCAATGCGACTGTCCTTTCCAATTTCAATTTAGGATGGAGAAATTTGGAATGGGGGAACCTTACGCAGCTCTTTCCTTGGAGCAATTACCTGTGCGCCCGAGGAGCAGGAAAATGTCTATGTATCAACACTTTAGTTGTTATGGCGGATGGCTCTTTGAAGAAGGTACAGGACATAAAAGTAGGTGACAAAGTAATGGGACAGGACTTCAAACCTCGAAAAGTCTTAGAGCTTCACAGAGGAAGATGTCCTATGTATGAAGTAAGGCAAATAGGTGGTATGGATTATACCGTAAGCGAAGGACACCTGCTTTGCCTATCCGATAGGAGCATTGTTCCTGTAGAAGTGGCGGAAATGAACCTTAGAAAGGGTTTTTCTTATAAAGGTTATAGGTCTACTAAGAACGGACTAAGAGAGACGGAAATTTATGTGTCTTTGGTTGGTGAAGATGACTATTACGGTTTTACCTGTGATGGTGACCATAAGTTCCTATTAGAAGATGGTACGGTTTGTCATAACAGCTATATGTGGTGTTATTCCTTTCCTTTGTGGCGATTGTATTCTTACACGAGACCTATGCTCTATGGAGGTGATACGGTTGACAACAAGAACCGGAAAGAGACGGCTATGATCACAAACACTATGACACTTGCAAAGGTGCATGTGAACAAGATCATAGAAGAAATCACTACCAATGATATTCTAAAGGAAAAGATTGATCCTAACGGAAAGGCAAAACTGGGAGAAACGGCAATAGAAGGTGAGAACGGTGCTATACTTCATGTCCGCGGTAAGGATGGGTTTATTCGTGGTCTGCATGTTGGCGCAGCGATTATAGACGATATGCCGGACGAAAGTTCATTGTATAGCGATGAACAAAGGGAAAAGTTGAAAGAAGTCTTTAGAGGTACGATTACACCTATTGTAGAGCCATACGGATATTTAATTGTATCCGGTACGCCTTACTCGACTGCTCCGAATGAATTGTACAATGTGATAAAAGGTGATAAACGTTTTTATTCGTTTGAATATCCTATTGTTTTCCCGGACGGCAGACCACTTGCACCGGATAGATACACCTTTGAGGATATAAAAGCAAAAAGGACAGAACTTGGTTCTATCGTATTTGCCCGTGAGTATTTGGTTATTCCTATTTCCGATAACTCAACGATCTTTCCTTATGAGTATTTAAGAAGGTCAACTACAGGGATGGACAAAGTTTCTTTTGCAGACAGCATAGAATTTTTCCCGTTTGAGCTTCAAAGGGTAGTGGTAGGATGTGACTTTGCCGTATCTGGTAATATTGGTGCTGACTATACTGTCTATTCTGTTTGGGGTATTGACTATTCGAACAACTTCTATCTGATAAACTATTTCCGTGCAAAGGGGATGTCCCATAACGAGCAGGTAGATAAGATTGTTCTTTTCAACCGTTTGTATAAGCCGGATAAAATAGTATGTGAGGCAAACGGTTTCCAAGGGATTTTGTCTGCACTTGCAAGGGAAAGGGGACTTTCCAATATCGAGCAGTTTACGACAACAGAAGGAAACAAAAAAGACCTCTATTCCGGTCTTCCATCTTTGTCTGCTATGTTTGAAAGAGGACAGATTAAAGTTCCTTACAAGGAAGGGGAGACAAGACAAAAGGTAGAGTTGATGTTCAGTGAGTTTGCGTCCGTTACTTTCAGAAGCGATAAAGGGAAATTGGAAGCGAGTTCGGGACACGATGACATTGTGATGTCAAATTTTTTATCCATACATACCCTTCGCGAAGAAAATGGATCAGGTAATAGTTTTAGTATAAACATGGTGTAAAATAAAATGTAGGAAATGGGCAAACTGAATCCCGGCTTCATGGCAGAAATCTTTAAATTGATGTTTTCCGATGAAGTCATAATGCGTATAGCTTCGGAATATTTGAAATACGAATTGATTCCTAAAGAATGGGTAGGCTATAAATTCATTCTTAGGGAAGCGATCATACAATATACAGAAAAGAATAAGCTGCCTTCTATCGGTGTTATTTGTCAGAAATTATGTGACGAGGATGCCGTGCAGCTCGCTGCAAAGGAAATAAAGAAGGCGGCTTTGATAGACAGGGAAATTGCAATAGACCAATTGCAGTCTTTTGTCAAGGAAACAGAATTTGAACTTCTTTCAAGGAAAGTGCATGACTTGTATGAAGAAGGAAAGAAGGAGGAAGCAATACGTGTCAATGCCGAAGAATCCCAAAGGATATTGGAAATGTCGTTTCGTTCCAAATCAGGCGGTTTTCAGTCTGTTTTTGGGGGTTTTCATGAACGGATGGTAGAAAGACGTATGGAAGGAGATGCTGCCTCTGAAAAGCCCGTAAAAGTACCTTTTGGAGTGGACAGATTGGATGATGTTTCTTTTGGTGGTATGGAAATAGGAGATACATCTCTTTGGATTGCTCGCAGTGGTACGGGTAAAGCGTTGACTTTGGACAGCAAAATTCTCACTCCTACTGGTTATATTTTGATGAAAGATGCTAAGGTAGGGGATATTATTTGTGATAGAAAAGGCGGTACTCAAACAATAGTTGGCGTATATCCTCAAGGAAGAAAGAAAGCGTATCGAGTAACTTTTGCAGATGGAAGTTTTGTTGATTGTAGCAAAGATCATCTTTGGACGATATGGGATAATTATCACAACTCAAAAGGTTATGAAACTATGCCTTTGTCGGAAATGATGGAGAAAGGAATTAAATTTGGCGGACACCATAACGGACAAAAATATCTTACTAAAAACAATATTGTAAGATACGGTTCTTATCCGCGTCCTCGTTTTTCTATACCATTGGTGGAAGGCGTTGATTTAGGAGAAAAAGAAGTTTTTATTGATCCTTATACGTTAGGCGTTTTATTAGGCGATGGAAGTTTTTCTGATAAAGCTGGTAATTTAACTGTAACGTTGCCAGACAATGAAATTATGGAAAAATTGAAGTTCCCAGAACAGATATACCTTAAATATGTAGCAAGGTATGCGTATAGGATTAATAAAGGGGAAAGTGAACATAATTTTCATTATTACTTAAAAAAATACGGATTTTTTGGGAAACTTTCTCACGAAAAGTTTATTCCAAAAGATTATATTTTCAACAATAAGAATGTTCGATTAGAGGTTCTTAGAGGGCTTTTAGATACAGACGGGTATGTTGAAAAAACAGGACAAATAGAACTTTCTCTATCTTCTAAACAATTAATAGAAGACGCTACTTTTATTGCAAGGTCATTAGGATGTTTGTGTAAAATATCAGAACCAAAAAGAGCTTCTTATGTAAACAAAAAAGGAGAAAGGGTTATTTGTAAATACAGATATAGATTGAGAATCACCCCTCCTAAAGGATTAGATTTATTTCATCTTTCAAGGAAACACGAAAGAGAGATAAATCCTAAGAAAAAGAATTTTGTTGAAAGAAGAATTGTGTCCGTTGAATATATTGGCATAAAAGAAATGCAGTGCATAAAAGTGTCAGGAAAAGAAGGACTTTTTCTTACAAATGATTTTATCGTTACTCACAACACGACTGTATTAAAATGGCATGGGTATTCTGCTGCCATTAGAGGTGTTCCGGTTCTTCATATCCAGTTGGAAGGTGGAATTAAAGCCTGTATGCAAATATATGACCAGTTATGGTCTGCTCAATCCTATTCCGATATCAAATCTGGCAATATCAGTCCAAAGGACAGAAAGAAGATAGAACAGGCTATTAAAGAAGTAAAAGAGCTTAGTTCTGACATTGAAGTGTATGGATTCAAAAAGTTCGGACAGGCTTCTATGGGGGATGTCCGGCAGCTTTGTTATGACTATTTTAATACACATGGCAAGTTCCCCGGATTGGTAATACTCGATTCTCTGGATTTGGTAAAGACCGGTATATCCAAAAAGATAGATTCTGATCCTGATCACAAGAAAGAAAAACTACAGACTTGTGCCCAGCTTTTGAAGAACTTGGCGGATGAAATAGGTGCTCCTATCATTACGGCCACACAGACAAGTGATGTCCCGTTTGAAGTATGGAACAACCCGGATAAGGTGATTGACCGTTCTTATACAGAAGGTGACAAAACGCTTGTAAAACCTTTTTCTTTTGTGTTCACCCTGAATATGACAATAGAGGAAAAGGCAAACGCAACGGCTCGTATTTATGTCGACAAGCTCCGTGATTACAAGGAAAGTCAAGAAGTGATTACGATTGCTACCAATTACGACAAAAGACGTTTCTATCACAGGGGGCGAACGATGGAGATGTACAATCAAATTTCTGAAAGGAAAGAGATAAAGAAACAGGCACGTAAGAAAAAGACGGAAGCAGACAAAATGGAAAGTATTTAGGATCATGATTAGGATAGATGAAGAAGAAGTAAAGGCGGCGTTCGGACTTCGCATGTTCGGTTCGCAAGGGTGGCTCTCCAACAAGGACATGGATTGTCCCTACTGCGGAAAATCGAAGAAATGGGGTGTTCTTTTGAATCCTCACGGCGGTGTGTTTCACTGTTGGAAATGCGGTAGCAAAAAACCGTTGAAGGATTTTCTGGACAAGGTGGGGAGAAAAGACCTTATCCGAATGGAATACCAAAATTCATTAAGTGTAAAACTTACACCTTTGAAAGATGAAGAAGAAGAAAATGGTGAAAACGAAGAACTGCCGGAGGTAAAACTTCCCCTTCGTCTTGAAAGACTGAAATCCGATCCTTATTTAGACGAAAGAGGGTTTAGAGCATATCACTATGCACTTTTTGAGCCCTCTGAAACCAAATCTATTTTAGAAAAGGATTTGAAAAATTACATCATCTTCAAAATGAAGATGGACGATAAGCTGGTAGGGTGGCTTGGCAGAAGCAGGTATTCCAAAGAGTGGCATAAAAGAGATTTGGAAAGGGCAAAGGAAACAGGTACTAAGCCGCATTTACGATACGAAAACAGTATAGGTACGAACTTTACAAAAATATTAGGTGGTTACAATGAGCTTTCTCCTACTGTAAAGGATGTGATAATAGTGGAAGGATTGTTTGACAAAGTAGGCATAGACAATCTTTTGAGACTTTGGGATTGCAGGGACTTGAAATGCGTGTTCACCTTCGGGAACAGTATAAGTAAAGAACAAATATCCTATTTAGAAAGAAAAGGGATAGAGAATGTGATTCTGATGTATGATGATGCAACTGTCGAGGAATCCAAAAGTGCAGGGTTGATGCTTGCAAAGTCATTTAATACCAAGATAGCTTATCTTTACAGACCCGGTATTGATCCCGGTGATATGGATATTGATTATCTGGAAGAAGTTTTGGATAACTTGTACGATCCTATCAATTTTTACGTGTCAAAAATCAAGAGAATGTGGTAGGTTATTCCTACTTTTGTTGAAAATCACAAAAATCATTAATCATGGACAGAAGCAGAGAATTATCAACAGATGAATATCTGAAGGTGCTCCAGTTGGAATACTTTACTCACAAGGTGAGAAGCCTTATTTTTGATAAACCGGAATTTATCAAGATGGCAAAGGACATTGCAGAGTTTAAAAAGGAACGGATTGAATTGTTAGCAAAGAAGCATTTTAAATGTTCCATTTTCCTTTCAGCAGAAGAATATTTTTCTTTTTATGAGAAGGAATTTCTGAACCCTACCGGCGTGCCTAATTTCCAATATCCCGCAAATGAACAGAAAAGAAACTCGCAGTGGTTTTGGGATATGATCTACTTGTTTGGAAAAGATCAGGTTGTTATTTTTGAGGACAACGAGTATCGGATTCTAAAGAACGATACGAAGAATCAGACCATTTGCATCAAAATGGGGAAAAAGAAAAAGGATGTAAAATATTCAGACGTAAAAATAAAGAGGCTTATCATGTGTTTTGATGGTAAGTTATTATAAATCAATTAATTTAAATTTCGTATTATGACTTTTAAAGAGTATGAAGCGCACGCGGCTTCAACAGCGTGTTATGCAAAAGAGGTAGCTATCCCGTATGTAGTAATGGGACTTACCAATGAATTGGCAGAAGTTTTTGAAAAGATGGACAATGCTGCCGAAGCAAAGGAAATCATGAAAGAAGTAGGAGACGTCCTTTGGTATGTTGCAATGACAAGACAGGAATTGCAATTGCCGCCGGTTGAGTTCCCCGAAGAATTACACAAATTGGACGATACGGATGTGTACAGATTAAGCCCTTCTTATTTACTCCAACAAGTAGGCATCATTAACGGACAAGTGAAAAAATACTTCCGTGATGATGATTACAGTAAACCTTTCTCGGAAAAGAGAAAAGAACTTTGTCATACTGCATTGGAACAAATTCTTGTGGGATTGCAGAATCTTGTTACTTACATCGAGGGGAAAGAACCGAACCAGTCTTTGGTATCCATTGCAAAACAAAATGTGGAAAAGCTGGCAAAGAGAAAAGCGGAAAATAAAATTCACGGTGATGGAGATAATCGGTAATGGTTAGGGCTGTAACTTTTTTGGGAGCTTCGTGTGTCGGAAAGACTTCTGTGTTTGAACTTTTAAAGAAAGACAGATCGTTTGACTGGTTCGATAAAATAGACAGCATAACAAGACAGTTGGTAAAGGAAGGGAGGATAGAGCCTTCCTTTACTTCTGTCCAAAATCAAAAACTGATTTTTGACAAGTATGCGGAACTACTGAACACAGATTGCTATGTTTCCGATAGAGGCATAATAGATGTGCATACGTTTACAAAAACAATACCTGCTTCTATTCAAAGAGATGTAGAACTGAAAAGACAATTGGATTTTATAAACGTTAGTGAATATTTCCTTCCTGTTATCTTTTATTTCCCTATTTATTGGGAAGTAGAGAGTGATGGGGAAAGAATGGCGGACGCAGAAAGAAGAAAATGTTGGGATGCAGAAATAAGAAAGTTTTTGATGGAAAGAAGATTATCTTATGAAGTAGTACCAAATGACACTCCTTTTAATCGATTGAAGTTTATAAAAAGTGTACTTAGCACAAGAATGAACTTAGGTTAAAAACAGGGTTAAGGATTGTAAAAACATACAATGATTGCATACAAAAGTTGTATGTTTGCTTGTGAAAACGAAAAGAAGAAAACATGATGGATCGACTTTTAAATGAGTTGGAAGAATACCTTTCTTCCAATACCATACAATACTCTCTCGACAAAGAAAATTACACTGTTTTCTTTGAGGGAAAATCATACGAAGTTTTTGAACCTAACGAGGACGGATATTTCTTTTCAGAGGATTTTCGTTGGGACTGTGAGCGCACTGAAGAAGATGGTTACATCTTCCGCCTTGGCGGTGTATGGTACACATTGGATAAAGGAAAGGAAAACGAACCTAAGCTGAACCGGGTAAAGTGGAGGGGACAAAGTGAAATGGCAGGTCTTTCCACTAATTTTTTGGGAGTACATGGATCGTTTGAACTTTTGAATGGTACAGGATTGTACCCGGATTGGGTAAAGAAAGCCAAATTCTTAGGAATAGAAAGATTGGGGATTGTTGAAAAAGCAACTTTGGCGGGTGCATTGAAATTTCAAAACGCTTGCAAGGCAGAAGGGATTGTCCCCGTGTTTGGATTGGAAGTCCCGGTAAAGGACGAAAAGAAGGATATCGTCTATACCTACAAAGTTTATGCAAAGAACGAAAAGGGCTGGCAGCATCTACTTGCATTAAATAAAGTTTTGAATTGTGGTGATAGTGGAAAGTTTGCTTCCCCAAAAGACATGTCGGAACACGTTTCAGATGTGTATATTGTGTTTGATCCGAAAACGATACAGTTTGAAGATGTTCCTATCCTTTTAAAAAGTAAACCTAATGTGTTCTGGCAAGCGGATACTGTGGAATACACAAAGAATGATAGGGACACTTCCTACTTGATGAACTTTGAAAGTTTTTACAAGTCCAAAATGAAACCTGTGGCTATTTGTGATGCTTATTACATTGAGCCAGAATACGCTATACTTCGAGAAGTTGTAAATAAGATTGATGGAAAAGTAAACTACAAATCCGGCAACCAGTATTTCAAAGATGAAGCGACTTACATGGAAGAGCTTCTTTCTTTATTTGGAGACAGCGAAAAGGGAGAGGAATTTTATATGATAGCAAGAAGCAATGCCGATATGATTGCGGAGAGTTGCAACTTTGAAATCCCTACCGATACACGGCATCTCCCCCGTTACGAAATGACAAAGGAGGAAAAGAAAAAGTACACCTCCAATGAAGATATGTTTGATTCTTTGATTTACGAAGGATTGGAGAACAAACCAGAACTTTTGGAAGATTACTCGGAGGATGTACTGGTAGAAAGAATTGAAAGAGAATCAGATGTAATCAAATATGGGCAAGTTGTTGATTACTTTTTGATTTTGCGTGATATTGTCAATTGGTGCAAAAAGAATAATATCTTATTAGGTGGAGGACGCGGAAGTTCCAGTGGCTCTTTGATTTCTTATTTGTTTGGGTTAGTAAATACAAATCCATTGCACTTTGGTTTGATTTTTGAAAGGTTTTTGAATAAAGGTAGAGTTTTGTCTAGCCTTCCAGATATTGATACAGATGTGCCGGGAGAATACCGACCGGCAGTAAAACAATACATGGAAAATCGTTTTGGAGCTTCACAAGTTTGTTCTGTAGGTACATACACTACCTTACAGATAAAACAGGCTATAAATGATGTAGGAAAGATTTATGGAGCTTCAGTTTCTACTCTTAGGAGGCTTACTAAAATGATAGAAGATGTAAAGACGGAAGAAGATTTTTTGAAACTTGCTTGTAAGAGATCAGAAATAAATCAATTTCTGAATAAATATCCAGAAATGATGAATATTGTTTTCCTTCTTTTAGGTCAGCAAAAAGCAGCTTCTATTCATGCTTGCGCTATGATGATCTTTCCAAAAGAAAAGTCAATGTACGAATGGTGTCCGGTTAGAAAATCGGGTGATTTGATTATCAGTGAATGGGAAGGTGGAGAAATGGATGAAGCCGGTTTTTTGAAAGAAGATATTCTTGGTATTGAGCAATTGGATAAATTCACTGATATTCTGAATCTGATTGAAAAGAATACGGGTAGGAAAATCAATCTCTATTCAGATATTGAGTATGACGATCCAGAGGTTTACAGGTATTTTGCAAATGGTTGGCTTAGTGACATATTCCAGTTTTCGGCAAAGGGATTGTGTGCCTATACTCAAAAATTGAAGCCTAAAAACATGGATGATGTAGTGGCAGCACTTTCTTTGTTCCGTCCTGGGCCAATGGAAAATGGTTTTCACATGGACTACATTGCTTTGAAAAATGGAGAAAAAGAACCGGAATATCCTATTGGAGCGGAAGAAATTCTGAAAAATACTTATTCTGTGTTGGTATATCAAGAACAGATTATGAACATTTGCAATCAACTTGCTGACTTTGACTTAGTTACATGTGATAAAGTAAGAAAATCATTAGGTAAGAAAAAGTTAGATGTTTTACTTCCATTAAAAACTAAATTTATTGAAGGATATGTTGGTAAATTTGGAAGCAAAGGGGTAACAGAAAAGAATGCAGAAACTCTTTGGGAACAGATGGAGGAATTTGCTAAGTATTCGTTCAATAAGTGTTTGAGTTTCAGTACTTTAGTATATGTTGTTGGATTTGGAGAAATAACGGTTGAAAGATTGTTTCATGCTTTCAATAATCAAGAATGCAACTCTTTTATGGCAAAAAGTATGAAACAAAATGGTTCGTTGTATTTTTCCAAAATAAAAGACGTTAGGTATTCCGGCAACAGACCTGTATATGAAATTTCTCTTGTTGATGGGAAGAAGATAAGAACAACAGGAAATCATAAATTCCCTACAACAGAAGGGAAGGTATATGCAGAGTTTCTTATGGGAAAAACTTTGTTTGTTGCTAATGATAGCTCCAATGCGCAAATGGCAAATGTTATTTCTGTAAGATTTGTAGGCAATGAAGATGTGTATGACATTGAAATGGAAGATGAAAATCACAATTTTGTTGCAAATGGAATTGTAACCTGTAACAGTCATGCTGCTGCATACGCCATTAATGCTTACAATTCTTTATGGCTGAAAGTGCATTATCCTTTGGAATTTTGGTCGGTTGCTCTGTCCCGTGCAAGTGAAGATGACTTTCCTCAATACGTCAATGAAATGCAGCAGACAGAAGGGATCGAAATCAAACCTGTAAATATCAATAAGTCTGATATAAACATTGTGGCGGACAAAAAAGATAATAGTATCTATTGGGCGATCAATGCAACAAAGCAAGTAGGAGAAAAGGCACAGAATCAGATTATGGAAGAACGCTCCAAAAACGGGGAGTATTTTTCTTTGGCTGAATTTATTGATCGTCATACATTCAAAGGATCGGCAGTGAACAAATCCGTTATTGAAAATCTTATCTATTCCGGTGCGTTCGATACGATGGATGAAACAAGGGAATTTTCCAATATCTTTTCTGCAAGGGAGTTTATGCTTGGGAAATACCGGGAAAAGAACAAGATCAAAATTGACAAAGAAAAGGATGAATATTTTCTTGCCTTTGAAAAGAAAAAGATCGCAAAGGATTGGTGGTGGCTTTTACAACAAAAGAACAAGTCCGGTTTTGCTTTCTTTGACTACGAAGGATTGGTAAGGGAATACCTAAAACCAAAAGTTAGAAACGGGGTTTTTTACAATGTGGAAGATTTGCAAAACTATGACGGATCGACCTATGAAATGGTTATGGTAGGCGGTTATGTTTTGGAAGTGGAGGAAAGAGAAGGAAAGAAAGGACGGTTTGCCAACCTCTTGCTTGAAAGCAATTACAAATTCCTTCGTGTGGTTATTTTCCCTGACGATTACGAGGAGAACGCAGACTTCTTTATATCTTCAAAGAAAAGCATCCTTCTTCTAAGTGGAAAGGCTAACTTTGACAAGTTCAAAGAAGAGTATGTATTACAAGTAAACAGTAATAGTAAATTTATAAAACTTGGGGTATGATAGAAAAAGATGAAAAAGAAATCATCCTATGGAAATGTTTAGAAGAAAGGATGGGAAAAGAAAGAGTAAGAGATATTAGTTTTTATGAAGACGTTTTTGATGGGATCATGTATGCAATGGAACAATATGCAAAATTAAAAGTGTCTGAAAAATGAAACTTGTAAGGAATATTGGAGATAAAGCAATAGTTTTGCTCTCCAATGATTTGAAAAACGAATTGGACATGGATGCGGTGACTTCCATAGACCATGCAAATTTGTATGGAGAAATCGCCACTTGTTCCGTCCTGCTGAATAAAGTAGGACTTCTTAGGGCACAAGCAGAATCAGAGTATGAATCTGCAAAAGTGGAATTTAATGTCTATAAAGCTCAACTTGCTACACAGATAAGACGTGAATCCATTGTAAACGGTGGAAAGGTTAAAGTGGAAGACATAGGACTTGTGAAACTCACGGAAAGTTCTTTGGACGATATTTTGACAATCAATCCAGAGCTACATGCCATGCAAAAGGATTTGGTCAAAAAGAAAAAGCATTTGGCAGAAATAGACAGTCTCTATTGGGCTTTGCAGTCAAAGGACAAAAAGTTGACGGGACTTGTCCCGAAGGTAACACCGGAAGAATTTCTGGACAATTTGGTAGAAGGTGAAATCAATACATTTTTAATCATAAAAGAGAAAGAATAATATGGAAATCAAACTAACGGAAGAATTTAAAATTGTTCAATGTACGAATGCACCGTTTCTATGGGATTTGTACAGAATCAGAACGGCAAAGGAAACGGGTAAGCAATACGAAACGGCAGAAGCCTACGGTATAGACCTAAAAGGAATTGCCGAAAGATTACCCTATTTTGAGGTAGAAGACAAGGTAAATAAACCCGTTTCTTTTAAAGAGTTTGTGGGTATGTTTGAAAAAGAACAAAAGCAGATTATTGAAGCGTTTTTAAAACAGGTAAAAGAGAAATAACGATTTATTTATCAATCAATTAAATTAAAAGAATTATGAAATTTGACAAATCGAAATTCAAGAAGCAATCAATTGAAGATGTAGAAGCAGAAGTAAAACAGGCTGAAAAGACAATGTACAAAGGTAGTAAGAGCTATACAGGCTTTGCTACTGTTCAGAAAGGAAAGAACGTATTTCGTGTCGTTCCAGCAATGGGAAAGGCTTATGTAGCTTGTAAGATGTCCAAATTGCGTGTAGAAGTTCCTACTTATGATGCGAACGGTAAGGTGACCGGCAAAGAGGTAAAAGACAAGAATGTTTTCTGCGCCGACATTCACGGAAAGAATCTTTTGAAAGGGAAAGACCCTATTGTCCTGTATTGCGACTATGTGAGAAAAAAGGCTTCCGAAGAATACCAGGACGATACAGAACGCAGAAAATTCCTTAACCCTATTATGGGGTACAAAAAAGGAAACAAGTTCGTATGGGGTATCAACCCGTCTTTGGCGTATGTTTGCTATGTGTACCAAGGAACAAAAGACTTTGCCCGTTTGCAATTGTACGGAACATGGATGAACCGCATAAAGGAAATTTCGGTTGAAATGTCGGACGATGAAACGGTTTCTTTCGATATTTTCTCTCAATTGGAAGGAGCATACCCGCTTGTGATCACAATGGGGGAAGATGATAAAGGAAAGAAAACCTACTCTTTGTCTGCCGGTATTCCGAAAAAAGGACAAACTTGGGATGAGTTCTTTGAAGAAACTGTTATTCCTGATGAAGATATGGAGTATTTCTTGAATGAAGTTCCTACGCTGGAAGAAATCTACAAGGATGTTTATTCACAGAAAGATTTCAATATGGCTCTTGACGGGTTGAAGCGTTTTGACGAAGAAAACGGATACGATATTTTTGCTGATGATGGCTTCCTTACTGAAATAGAGGAGATGGCTGCATTGATCCCGGAAGAGGGTAGCAAAGACGATGAGGGGGAAGATGAAGCTCCCAAAAAGACAAAATCCACTTCTAAGTCAAAGAAAGCGGAAGAACCGGAAAACAAAGATGAGGAAGAAGAAAAATCTGCTCCGAGAAAGAATCCGGCAAGTGCACCGGCAAAAGAAAAAGCAGCAAAAGTCGCTTCCTACCCTCCCCTTTCAAAGATGAAAAAGTTCTTGGAAGACTATATTGGAGAAGAGTACCCGGAAGCTGAATTGCCGGACGATCTGACAATAGCAGAGGTTCGTTCTTGGTATGATTTGGCACAAGCTGGAGAGGCACTTCCTTTCCCGGAAGAAGATGAAACTTCCACAGAAACGGCATCTGAACCGGAATCGGACGATGAACCGGAAAATGAAGAAGAACCCAAAGAAGAATCTCCTATTGACGAAGATGCTACGGACAAGGACGAAGAACTTCTAAAGGCTAAAGCAAGATTGCAAGAGCTGAAAGCCAGAATGAAAAAGAAATAATTTCTTCTTTTTTTAGTTTTCATATTTTTCTAATTTGGTTTGGGGACTTGAAATACAGTCCCCTTCCTTTCTAACAAAACAACAAATGAGCAAAAAATATTTAGCTATAATCTCAACCGACCATCATCTGTCAGAGGGAAATGCTTCTACCATAAAAGATATTTTGCTGGAAGAAATGGAAATAGCCGGTAAAAAGGGTATTAAAACCCATATCTGGCTGGGTGATGTTTTTGACAACAGGGTATCCCAAAGGGAGGTGTGCCTTTCTACGCTTCACGAAATATTGGAAGCGTATGACGAAAACGGACATCAAATAATTTGTATTCCCGGTAATCATGACAAAACATCCTATTCAAGTCAAAAGTCATTTCTTACAGCTTTCAAGCATCATCCTTCTTTTACTTTGGTGGAAGAATTGGACGGTATGCAGATAGAAGGGGTTTATTGCTTTTTCCTGCCATTTTTCACTGATGACATTTTACTTGACGAATTGGCAGAAATCGGGGACAAGAGAAAGAAGAACATCCTATTCGGGCACTTTGCCGTAACCGGTAGCAAGAACATGGACGGTACAGAAGTAAAAAGCGAACTAAAGCCTTCCATGTTCGAGATGTTTAAAAAAGTGTATTTGGGACACTATCATAATTACCAACGTGTAGGCAGTAACATTTACCATTTGGGAAGTGTTCAACAGAACAATTTTGGGGAAGATGAAAAGAAGGGTTTTTGGCTTCTGGATTCTGATTTGGAAGTCGATCTTATCCCTTCCACAAAAGGAACAGTATTCAAAAAACTGGAAATTGACTTAGAAGAAACACCACACAAGCAAGCGGTGGCACTTATTAACAAGTTCAAGAAAGAAAACCCTACCGCTCGTGTAAGGGTAAAGGTTTGGGGAGAACAATCTTCACTTGATGCTTTTGATAAAGATGCTTTTACAAAAGAAGGTGTGGACATCAAAAAGAAATTCAAGGAAATAGAAATAAAGGAAGTCCTTGCTCCTACCGTAGAGGTAAAGACTTTGGAGAAAAAGGATATAGAAGACAGATTTTCGTCTTTCTGCAAAGAAAACGGATATGATGAAAAAGAAGGAAAGGAAATTTTAAACAAACTGCTTTATGGCGAAGAAAAAGGAAACTAAAAAGATAGAAGAAGCTCTTGTTGTGACAGACGAACAACCTGTAGAAGAAAAGAAACCCAATCGTTTAGGTGATCTTATTTCAAGAATAGAAGATCGTTTTGGCAAGGATGCTGTAGCGGGCAAAAGACAGGACATTGAGTTTGTTCATTCCGGTTCTTACCTACTGGACGAAATACTTGGTGGAGGATGGGCAAAAGGTCGTGTTGTGGAAGCCTACGGAGGCTTTTCTTCCGGTAAGACAAGTATTGCTTTCCATTTGGCAACGGAAGTGCAGAAAACAGGAAAAGCGGTAGGATATCTTGACACGGAAAACGCTGTTGATCCAAAATACATGCAGGCGATAGGAATTGATTTGTCCCCCGACAAGTTTATCCTTTCCCAGCCTTCTACCGCAGAAGAAGTGCTTGAAATAGCAAAGGAAATGTGCAATGAAGAATCTATCGGACTTGTTGTGATCGATTCCATTGCCGGACTTGTTCCTACTGCTCTTTTGAATGGAGAGGCAGGGGACGCACATATAGGACTTACAGCTCGCCTTTTAAGTTCCCAAGTAAATATCCTAAAGAACATCTGTAAGCAGACCGGATGTATCCTTTTTTGCATCAATCAAATCCGGTCTAACATAGGCGGATACGGCGCGGCCACCACAACGCCGGGAGGTTTTGCCATTCCTTTTTATGCAAGTCAGAGGATCGAGCTTGCTCGTGTGGGTTCTGAAAAAGAAGGAGAAACACAAGTTTCCAACAAGGTGAAGATAACCTGTAAGAAAAACAAGGTTGCACCGCCTTTTAAAGCATGTCAAATCATTATCCGGTTCGGGGTAGGGATTGACAAGGTGATGGAAATTGTGAATATGGGAATTGATCTGGGCGTGCTTTCCAAAAAGGGGACTTACATCTATTATGGTGAAGAAAAGATAGGGTTCGGTTTCCCGAAAACAAGAAAACGTCTTTTGGAAGATGCAAAGCTGTTTGGGAAAATCAAGAAGGATGTTCTTGATACGTTCAGAAAGAAAGAAACAACATTTGAAAACAAGGAAGAAGAAAATGAAGCCGATTAGAATTGAAGCAACAAATTTCGTGTCATTCGAACACTTTAAATACGAATTTCAAGATGGGGTAACTGCACTTGTAGGGTTAAATAAAACAGACGACAATCAAGGAAGTAATGGTAGCGGGAAAGCCTTAACAATGGATGCAGACATCCTTACTCCTAATGGGTTTGTAAAAATGAGAGAAATAAAGGTAGGAGATGTTATCCTTCATCCTTCCGGTGAGTATCAAGTAGTAAGAGCAATCCCTTTTCATGACATTGATGTTGCTTATAAGATTACGTTTTCTGACGGGACGGAAGTCAAATGCAACAGAAGTCATTTATGGAAAGTACGTTTGCATAAAGACGAAGACTGGCATGTGATCCCGCTTGAAGAAATCATGAAAAGATCGAAAAACGAAGAAGTCTTTTTTGAAGTGCCGGAATGTTTGGGTAAATCTTCCCGGAAGATGATCGCTTTTACTTGTTTGGACGCGGAAGAACAACAGTGCATAACTGTTTCCGGTGAAGACGGCATGTTTGTCACAAACAACTACATTCCTACCCATAATTCATCCATGCAGCAAGCTGTCTATTTTGCCATTACCGGGAACAATTACCGAAGCAGTGTGGATAAAAAGCTCATTAGAAGGGGTGAGAAGGAAGCAAAAGTATTATTGGATATAGAGTGTCCAATAAGAAAAGAAACTCTCTCTATTGAGCGCATTTTGCCCTTAAAAGGAAGTAGCCGCCTTAATGTGTCGTTGAATGGAGAACAGGTCAGTCTTGCTACTGTAAAAGACGGCAACAACTATATCCTTTCATGGATGGGTATTTCACCGGAAGATTTGAAAAGCTATTTTCTTATCTGTAAAGAATATTACAAGTCGTTCTTTAAAAGTTCCAATACGGACAAATTGGCTCTCATAAGTCGTTTTATCAATTATGACTTCTTGGATGGCAGTAAGGATATTATACAAAAGGAACTGGACGAAATTTCATCTAAGAAATCAGTTATCCAAAGCAAAAGAGATCGTGCGGAAGGGAGTGTAGAAGCATTGCGGCAAATGATAGAGGATGCCGTTAATTTCGACTTCGAAGCGGATCGAAAGGAAAGGATCGAAAGGGTGGAAAGTAAAATCAAGTCTTTAAAAGAAGATATTGATTCTGCTAAATACAATATTGACTATAACAAGAAAAACATTGACAAAGGAAAGAAAACACTTGAAGCCTTAGAAGAAGAACTTCGAGAAGCCGAAGAAAAGAAAAAGAAACTTCCTTCTACTAAGGAAATAGAAGATGTGATTGAATCCGTCAAAAAAGAACTTGGAAAAGCCAAAGAAGATCAGAATGAGATTTTGGAAACAAAAGAAGAGCTTTTGAAAATCCATGACGAACTGAAAGTGTCTCTTCGGAAAGTTCTTGTAAACCTTTCTGGGACGATTACATGTCCTAAATGCAAGCATAAGTTCTTGACACTTCAAGACACCACACTTGAAAAGGAAGAGAAGAAAAAAGAGAAAATAGGGAAACAGGAAAAGGAAGTTATTGGAGAGATAGCATCTTTGGATGAATCCCTAAAGGAATACGAAGACCTTATTTCTTCTTTCATTCAAGTGAAAAACGAACAGGAGGATGAACTTGACAAAATCCGGGAAGCAGGAAAAGAAATTTCATCTGCTGTCTATAAGATCACAAGTGAAATAGAATCTCAAAAGTCCAATATTTCCATTCTTGAAAAGCGAAACAAAGGGCTTTTAGAAAACATAGCTGCCGGAAAAGAAGATGTAAAACGTCTGGAAAAACAGATAAAGGAAATCGAAAAGGAAACGCCTTCTTCTATTGATACTTCTTCACAAGAAAAGCAAATAGAAGAAATGATGCTTGCTATCGCAGGGTATGACAAGGAAATGACGGAATTGGAAAACGAAATGTTTCGCAAGAAAGAGTGGATAGGAAGATTCAAATCATTCAAGATGTACCTTGCAATAGAGCAGCTAAAGAATATTCAACTTCGGGCAAACAATATCCTGAAAGCAGAAAACAGCGATCTTAGAATCGTCATAGAAGGATTTAAGACGAAAGCAGACGGAGACATAAAAGAAGAGATAACGCCTTATGTAGTCCGGGATGAACCGGAAAACTTTTGGTATTATAGTGGAGGAGAACGTGCAAGAGTGGAAATTGCCTTGATTATAGCCATACAAGGAATGATAAACGAGACGAACAAATGGGGAGGATTGCAATTCCTATCCATTGATGAAATCACAGAAGGACTATCGAAAGAAAGCCTATATGACGTGATAGAAGCATTGGAGTTCATTCAGTTTCCTATACTTGTTACAACTCATATTTCGAATGAAAACGCTTCATGCAAAACGCTTAAAATAGTAAAGGAGAACGGCGTAAGCCGTATTGAACAATGAGTAAGGAAACAGAATTGAAATTTTATATTGGAATAGATAATGGTGTGACCGGCTCGATTGGAATAGTAGGGAAAGATCTTACCTACTACAACATGGTAAAAACACCTGTTATTTCCGGTCAGGATTACACAAAAGCAAAGAAAAACATCTCTCGTGTGGATGTAAAAGTATTGGCAGAAATTATTGCAGATTTACAGGAACACGCACCATGCGTTGCGATTGTTGAACGTCCCATGAAGAATCCTGCACGCTTTGAGGCAACTTGTTCTGCCATGCGTGCGTTGGAAGCAGAGCTGACTGTATTGGAGCTTTACCAAGTACCGTATATTTTTGTGGATTCCAAGGAATGGCAAAGAGAGCTACTGCCAAAGGGAATTACAGGCGCACCGGAGCTTAAAAAGGCTTCTTTGGATATAGGGAAAAGGTTGTTCCCGGAAGTGCTTCTAAAACACCCGGACAGGGATGGTATTCTGATTGCCGAATATGCAAGACGGAAAGGTCTGATTTAGAAATCTGACAATTTCAAGACAAAAATGTACAAAAATGCTTGGTGATGTAATAATATACTGTTACATTTGCGTCCGTTATAAGTAACAAACAAAATAATTTCGACTATGGCAAACGGTAAGTATTTGAATATTTTTGTCTTGTCTTTCTTAGACAGACTGGAAAGTATCGAACACGATCTTTCCTACCTCAAAAGCAATGTAAATGATCCTTCAAGGCTGGAAGAAGTAGAAAAGCAACTTTCTCTTTTGAAGGACAAAATCAAACAGATTCAAAATGATAAGAATTTATTGTGATAATGAAAACTGCGAAAGGTTTGGGATAAAATCTCCCATGACAAATGCAAAGTTCGTCTTTCGGTACAATAAACTTGTCCCTTCAAATCTTCCCAAATGTCCGGTATGTGGCATTCAAGTTTCCTATGAAGAAGAAAAGAACGAAACAGTTCCCGATATTTCCATAGGAGAATTTAAAATGATGTCCACCGAGAACAAAGCGAAGATGTTAAAGAAAAGGGCAAACGACTTTTCAAAGAAAGACGGAAGTGAGGATAGAAAACGCTTCTATCAAGAGAAAACAATTAAGAACGTGTTGAACATAAAATAAATATCAACCATGGAACGTAATTCTTATATAGCTATCAGTCATATACAACGAATAGGAAAGAAGCCTATTCTTGCTATTATGTCGGCAGACGGAAAGATGGAAAGAACCATTCTTTTGGATAACTTCAACGGAAAGACAAGGGACTTTTACCAAAACGAAGCAATTGGAAGGGACATTACAGATATTATTCTAAAAGCCAACCTTTCCAATTATTCGGAAGGAACAATAAGGGGATGGGTAAAAGAATGTGATTCCGTCTCTATCAGTTTCGGACATGAGAACTTCGTGATTTACAAAAGCGTATTAAAACCGCATGAACTCGAAGAATAACTGTATCCTAAACAGATTGAGAGATAAGACAATAGAACTTCCCGGAATAGAAGAAGCCACAATCAAAGGTGTGAGGGTGGCAAGGGATTTTAGAAACATTGAGCTGGATGTTATTCGAAATGGAAAACTGAAATCCCTAAGGATAGGAATAACAGGATTTTTGAAATCGGCAATCATAAAAGAAAAGATATGAGAAGAAATTCGGTAATTGCTTTTTGTTTGTTATTTTGTTGTTTTATTGGTTTGGGCGGGTGCAAATCCCGTCCTTCCCAAAAGACAGACTATAACTTTACACTAAAAGATTCCCTATTCTGGGAAAGAGAGCTAACAGATACGCTTGTAAAAATTCCCTATTCAATTGCAAACCTCGTTATCAATCCTCAAAAAATGGAAGATGGGGAAAAGAGGGAAACAAGTAAGGGACAAGCTAATCTTTCAGTTCAAAAGAAAGGTGACACTATTGTTATAGTAGCTTCTTGCGATAGTCTGGAATTGGTTGTAAAAAGCCTCAAAGAAAGGTTGTCTAAAGTAAGTGAAGAAAACGAAAACTTGAAAGAAGAGGTAAAGGCGGCTCCTAATAGATTGCTTTCTTTCATGGGAGGTATAGGGATGGGTGCTTTTACAATTTTGATTGCATTATTCATATTACTAAAAATAACGAAAAGAATTTGAGATTATGGCTAAACTATTAGTATCGGACAAAGAACTGATTAGAAATAAATTTGTCCAAAAAACAGGAAAGAAATTGAGTGATTATTTGGCGAAAATTGGAACACAATTGCAAGATAGAGTGAATGCTATTCTGCCGCCAGAAATAGAATCTATTGTAAATAGATATCCGTCCATGCAGCCACTTTTGTTTTACAGAAGTATTCCCATAAACGATCTTCTAAAAATAAAGGATGTCTGTATCTATGAAACCATTCCTTTTGATGGAATAGGGATGCCCAAAATGTTTTATAATGAATATTTGAGCGATTTTAAACGCTATTTCGAAAAAGATATTTTGGAATGGAGCAAGAAAGCGTGTGAGTTTAAAAAGCTGGGAAACGAAACCGGAAACAGAGTTGCTTGTGCTCTCGACCATATCAACACAGAAAAGCAATTACAAGACAACTTCCCGGAAGCCTATGAGATTTTGATAAAAATCAAGGACAAACAAAAAGAAGAAAGCAAGTGTGATTCTATAGAAAATACCAGAGCATTCCTTTCATCCTTAAACAAATAAAATCATGACACAGAAACAAAAAGAACTGGAAGGCAAAATCATAGAAGCCAACCAAAAATACAGAGAAGGTGCTCCTATTATGAGTGATAAGGAGTATGATCTTTTGATCGACCAGTTGAAAAAGGAATATCCTGATAGTGAAATCCTGACAAAGCCTATCATTGAAGAAAACAAAAAGGGTGACCGGATGGAAAAGCTACCTTATCCTATGTTTTCTTTGGAAAAGGTAAAAACAATCAGTGAAATCAGAAGATGGGTTAAAGATGTATGGGGACTTCACCCTACTAACAAAATCGTTATTACACCCAAATATGACGGTATTTCTCTTTTGGTGGATGAAACAATAAATGAATGTTGGACAAGAGGTGACGGAGTAGAAGGACAAAGAAGTGATCGGCATTACGAATATGTCAATCATGGCAACCCTATGGGCAAGAAGTCTTGCTTTACTTTCGGTGAAGCCATTATCCCTGTCGGTATGTTTTTGAAAAACGTAAAACCGCTTGGTTACAAAAGTGCAAGAAATTCTGTGGCAGGCGCTTTCAATGCGGACGAAATGAATCCGCAGGTTTTAGGGAATACCGCCTATATCCGGTATGGTATTATGGATTTGGATAGGGACAAATCTTTGCAGCTTGCAGAGCTTTACAATGTTTACGAACCGTATGCAACACAATACTGGGTGACTTCTGCTTCTATTTTTGATGATGAAAAATCCGCTTTCAATTACTTGAATGAACTGTTTGATCTTACCAAAAACTTTAAATGTGACGGCCTTGTAATTGAAGTGGACGACAAGAATATTCGTAATGCTTTGGGTAGACTTCCCAATGGGAATCCGCGTTACGCGATTGCTTACAAAAATCCCGACTGGCAAGAAAGATACACAACCAAAGTTACTTCTATTGAATGGGGTATTTCAAAAGATGGCAAAAGTAAGCCTGTAATTGTTTTTGAACCGGTTGAGTTTGATGGAGCTACAGTCACACGCTGTACCGGTTACAATGCAAAATACATTACAGACAACCATATTTGCCCTAATGCCTATATAGTGGTTACAAGAAGTGGAGATGTTATTCCCAAACACTTGGAAACACTGAAATACAGTATTGAGTGCTTTGAGGGGATGTGTGACAGCATGATGTTCTGTCCTTCTTGTGGAGAACCTTTGAAATGGGACGCAACCCTAACCGACCTTGTTTGTTTAAATCCTAATTGTGATGAAAAAGCGATAAAGCAACTTGTCTATTTCTTTGCTACATTGGGTACGGAAGAGATGCAGGAAGCAACTGTAAGAAAACTCTATAAAGGTGGACTTTTCTCTGTCGAGGACATCATAAACGCAACAGAAAAGGAGCTTGAAAAGATCGAAGGAATAGGTAAAAGTCTTTCCAAAAAACTGCGAAAGCAATTTGATTCCTATGTAGACGATGGAGTTCCTTTTGCAAGAGTTCTGACTGCTTACAATGTATTCGGTGGTGTGATAGGAGAAAAGACTTGCCAGATGATTTTCAACAGCCTCACCAAAGACCAGATAGACTATATGTTCGAAAACGAGGAAGTTCCTATGAAAGACTTGCTTTCTATTGATGGTATTGCCGAGACTACTGCAAAATCTTTCAATGACGGACTAAAGACATTCTTTGAACTTTGCAGTGGTACACCTGTTTCTATTTCTTTTATCCAAGAAGAAACGGTGGAAAACGACAATCCCGAATCAGTTTGCTTTACAGGATTCAGAAATAAACAGTGGGAAGAACGTCTTGTAAAAGAAGGCCACAAAATTGTTTCCGGTGTATCTAAAAATACAACAATACTTGTAACGAAAGACAAAGAAAGTTCTTCATCCAAAGTAAAGAAAGCAAAGGATTTGAACATTCCTATTTTGACGCCGGAAGAATTTGAAATCAAAATAGGATGGAAAGAGATATAGAAGACTGGATCAATGACTTCGAGGATGAAGAAACTTATGATCCTAATGAAGACGATCAATTCGAGTAGTTTAATTTGACATAAAAACGAATGAATAAGATTTACAGGGAGGTAACTTTCAACTTCATGAAAGCATTGAATAAAGCCGGGTTTAGAACAAATGCCAGAAGTTTTATTTCCATGCGGTCTGTAGACAAAATTATCTCCCTACTCTTTGAAGTCATATTTGACAAACTGGAACAAGACGGAAAGGTCAATATCAAGAATTTTTGCATTATAAAGAAGATTAAGTGTAAGAATGACAAGTATTATTTTGAATTTATAGACAATAGAAAGAAATGAACACTAATTTTGAAACAAAATTTGGAGGTGGTAAATCAGCAACAGTAGAATGGTACACACCACCTTACATTATAGAAGCGTTAGGAAATGATTTTGATCTTGATCCTTGTGCTCCTAAAAAAGATTGGTACACTGCAAAGAAATGCTTTACCAAAGAAGATGATGGACTTGTACAGGATTGGAAAGGGTTTGTATTTCTTAATCCACCTTACTCAAACCCTACAATAAAGCTATTTATGGGAAAATTATCAGAACACAACAATGGAATAGCTCTTATTTATGCACGAGTAGGAAACACAATGTTTCATGAATTTGTATGGAATAAAGCCTCTTCTATTTATTTTCTAAGGAAAAGAATCAAGTTTATTGATGAACACGGAAAAGAAGGCGGAAGTCCAGGAACAGATAGTTGCTTTGTTGCTTATGGGAGTAAAGCTGACAATATTCTCAAAAATTTATCATTATCAGGTAAATACATAAAATTGAATCAATGATGTACTACTACAAGGAAAAAGACTATTGGTATTTTGCCGGATTGGATAAGGAAGCGTTACTTAGGCTTAAATTCATTTCTTCTTACAAAAGAAATTCTGCCAACAAGGAACTGTACATCAAATCTGATCCTGCTAAAGAAATTCTGCTCAAAGAATTTGTATCGGATTGCGGAATAGAAGAAGTTGATCCTCTTTCTATTGTTCGTACAGGTTGCAAAGCTGAAATAAAGCCTTTTAAGGAACTTTTGTCAAGAAAGGATATAGAACTATTGATAGAAGGACTTTCTCTCTTAAAAAAGCCGAGAAGCTATCAAATGGACTATCTTTATTACGCTATCAATCACGGAAACCATGTAAACGGTTCTTCGGTCGGAACAGGAAAAACCGCTTCGTCCATTTTCTATGCAGAAATTCTTGATCTTTTCCCTTGTATGGTTGTATGTCCGGCTTCTGTAAAATCCGGTTGGCTAAGAGAGTGGAAAGAAGCAAATCCAAATAGACAGGTATCTGTTATTTCCACCACTTCGCCGGCAGAAGATTTTGATGCCGATGTTCTTGTAATCAATTACGACATTCTGGGAAGAAGAACAGAAAAGAACGGCAAGACCTCTATAGAAATAAGACTGGACGGGATGAAGAAAAAGACGTTCTCTCTCGTTATAGCCGATGAAATCCATTTTCTGAAAAACAGGAAATCCATACGGAGTAAAACATTCAAAAAGTTGACGGGAAAATCCTCTGCCATCATAGGGTTAACCGGTACGCTTATCATGAACCGTCCGTCAGAACTGTTGAACATACTTGCACTTATAGGAAGATTGAAAGAGATTGCGCCGGATGACCCTTACCATCACTATTTCTTTGAAAGATATTGCAACATGAAAGAAACTTTTTTTGGAATGGATGTGACAGGTGCATCCAATATCAAGGAACTGAACGATCTTCTCATCAAATGTTGCTATTTCCATGTAAGTAAACGGGATGCTTTAAAGGAACTTCCACCTGTAACCGAAAACATGGTGGAATGTGAGATAAACAACAAGAAGGCTTACAAGGCTGCGGAAGAAGACTTGCTGGAATTTATCTTTAAGCATTTCAAGGATGAAGAAAAGGTGGAAAAGGCAGCAAGGGCGGAGTTTTTGGTAAAGATGAATCTTCTAAAACAGCTTTCTTTGGAAGGAAAGGTAAAAGCAATCAAAAAATGGATAGAAGAATGGCTGGAAGCAAACGAAGATGATAAATTGCTCGTATTCGGCTCTCATTCCACTATTTTAAAAGACATTCAGAAACTTTTCAAAAACAGCCTGCTTGTCATAGGTGAGACGACTGGAAAGAAAAGGGAAAAGGTATTGTCTGACTTTGCTTCTGATCCTTCCAAAAGACTTTTATTTGCCAATATGGGATGTCTGGGTACAGGGGTGGACGGGCTTCAAAAGGTTTGTTCGAATATGGCTATTTTGGAATTACCACCTCGACCAAGTGATCTTGTACAGGTGATAGGAAGATTGGAAAGGAGTGGGCAGGAAAATCCGGTCACAATCCAATACTTGCTTTCATCTTCTACCATAGACAAGGATTTATGGGAAATGTTGAAAAACAAGAAATCGGTAACCGATATGTTGAATAAAGGTTTTGAGGACGATTCAAGTCTGATGATTTTAAAAAGTTATGGCGAAAAAGCAAAGAAAAGGAAAAGTTCTTGAAGTTTGGACGGACGGCAGTTGCTATGCAAAACATCCCAAAAGGCTGGGTGGGTCTGCCGTTTACATCAAATGGAAAGACAAGGAATATCACATAAGAAAAGGGTTTTCTCATACCACCATAGGCAGAAGGGAAACGGAAGCTGTTTTGATGGCTTTAAAGGCTATTAAAAAAGATTTAAGGGCAACCGTTACCTTCTATATAGACAGCCAGTACGTAGCCGATCAATTAAAATACAGATTCGTAGACTGGGTGAAAGAAGACTTATGTGTAGAGAATCAGGACTTGTGGGACAAAATCTTCATGGAAGTCTTGAAACACGCAAAGCTAAGGATAAAGGTTAAATGGATTCCGGGACATAAGAAAGATTACAATGATCCTATTGTTTGTGGAAATTTCATTGCCGACTATTTAGCGGATTACAAAAAATTCAGTAAATATGAAAAAGATCGTCGTGTATAATAAGCTGATCCCTTTCAAGGGATATGTAGCAATGACTGTCTTTCCTTTTATTTTTGCAAGGAAAGAATATAAACCATTGGCAGAAAGAATAATAAACCATGAATCAATTCATCTAAAACAACAAATAGAGCTTCTTGTCCTACCTTTCTTTTTGTGGTATGGGATAGAATGGGTTGTAAGATTAATTCAATACAAGAGTTTTAAAGAGGCTTACAGAAACATTTCTTTTGAAAGGGAAGCGTACGATAACGAATGGGACAAAGAATATTTAGATGGTATAAGAGAACCATTTGAGTTCCTGCACTATCTAAAAAAAGAAGACTAATAACAACAAAGCAAGCGAAAAGAATTATGGAATGGAGCAAGTATCAATTGGCTATTTTCGATGCTTACGAAAATACCAATAAAAACATAGTAGTAGAAGCTGCACCGGGTAGCGGTAAAACATTTACACTCAAAGAGTTATGCAATCGGACAAAAGAAGGTACAAGTTGTTTGTTTATGGCTTTTAACAAAAGTATTGCAGAAGAGCTAAAAACAAAACTACCTACTACAGTAGAGTGCAACACTTTTCATTCAATGGGGCTTCGTACATTAATGAAAAATTTTCGATTCCGAATGCAGCTTGAAGAAAACAAATGCTTTTCTCTTTGTATGGAATTATTTGATTTTAGAAAAAAGGAGTACAAAGAGAAAATGCGATATTATTTTACCTTACAAGAATTATGGGAAAAGATTAGGTTGTCGCTTTGTGAAATCAACGAAAGAAATGTCTCTGCGCTTTGCATTGAATATGATCTAGATTATGAAGATTCAATGATAAATGATCTGAATAAAATCAATGAAAGATGGAGAAAGGATTGTGCCAAAATACAAGACAACAAATCTTTCAAAATGGATTTTCCAGACATGTTATGGATTCCATATAATTTTGTGGATGAGGTAAACTTTCCTAAGTATCAAGTTGTTATGGCAGATGAATCCCAGGATTTATTTACACTTCAAAAGGAAATTTTACAAAGATATATTAAACCAAGAGGAAGATTTATTGCTGTAGGAGATTCAAAACAGCTTATTTATAATTTCATGGGTTCTGACTTGGACGTATTCAATTCTATAAAAAGAATGTCCAATACCATTTGCCTTCCCCTTTCTGTTACTTACCGGTGCGCAAAGAAAATTGTTGAAAAAGCAAACGAAGTATTTCCTGGTACTGAATGTGTTCCCACAGCAATAGAAGGTGTCATAAGAAGTGGTGATATTTTTGAAGCCGAAAGCGGAGATTTTATTCTTTGCCGGAACAACTATCCATTAGTCGTTGCTTTTATTATGTTACTGGAAAAGGGAAAGAAAGCATCCATCATGGGACGGGACTTCGGGGAAAATCTTTGTCGGCTGATGGATAATCAAAGCTGTTTGGATGACCTGTACCTCCTATTGGAGGACAAAGCCTCTAAATTAAAAAAAAGAGGTTTATCCGAAATCGCTATTATCAACAATGCTTCCTATGTAGCGTTGAAAGAAAAAGTTTCCATCATTGAAACCCTGTACAAACGTTTCCCCGGTTCTTTTTTAGCTTTGAAACAAAAGATCAAAAACATTTTCTCTGACGATAAAACCGACATCATTCTTTCTACCATACACAAAAGCAAAGGGTTGGAAGCAAAACGGGTTTTCTTTTTAAATCCTGAATTAATTCCTTCCAAGTTTGCAAAGACACCTAAAGCCTTGTATGCAGAGGATTGCTTGAAGTTCGTTGCCATTACAAGGGCAAAGGAAGAACTGGTTTATTGTCACATAAATACAGAAGAATCGCCTTTATAAGTAACAAACAAAAGAAAGAAAAACTGACAATTTTACGTATTTTAACTATAAAAGAGCAATTATGTAACATTATACTGTTACATTTGCAACATCAAAAACTAAGAAGATGAAAAAGAATAAATTTTATATCATTGTTCCTCATGAAAATGGGAAAATATCACTTTTCAATGCAAACAAAATAGAAGGACTGGAATCCTATTTGCCTTCTATGGAAGCTGTAAAAACAAACATCGAGCTTCAAATGGCAAAATGGAGAAAGGATCGTTCCTATAAACCGCAACCATTAATGTTAGGAGTTCCTTTGGATATATTTTTGAAAGTGAAATCCATTACAAAAGGCAAATGGAATGAGATACCTTTGAACCAAGGTTGCAATGGCGTACCATCTGTTCTTCTTATCCCTAATAAAAAGGAAGATGGGGAAGAATGACGGAATCACAAAAGATGTCCTTGTTGCTTTAGACAGTGACGCAAGAGCCATGAGATGTGATGAGATATATGAAACCGGGCATCTCACTCTTGCAGTCACATTAAAAAATCATTCAGAATTTGGGAGGGAGCTTGCAGAGTGTATCAAAGACGGTTACAACCATGTAATGAACTTTACTTTAAATACCGGCGACAGCTTCAAGGCAACAGCAGGACTTCTTGTAATGGATATGTGGGGAAACTGGATGTCTTTGTTGTCGGCAGAAGGGATACCGCTTTTCTCCTATGATTTTTCCGCATGGAGAAAGAAAGCCAAAAAGTTTCTGTACATAGAAAAAGCATCTTTCCTTCCCGACCCGGAAATAACCTACAATTTTAAGATGGAATCACCGTCTAAGAATTTCGTTATCATTCCAAGAGGTAGCGAAGAATGCGATTTTACAAAAGGAATTATTTTACAATCATTAATCTAATGACAGTATGTATTTCGAATCAACTATAAATTACTGGACAGACAATCCAGACGGTTTTAAACCGCCAAGAATACCTGTTAAAAGAACTATTCTTGTCAGGACTTACACCTATACGGAAGTAGAAGCGATCACTACTGATTGGGGAAGCAAAGAAACAAATGAAGATTTTAGGATTTCTCCTATCAAGGAAACAGACATTATTTCTGTAGTAGGAGAGGGAGAGAAATTTTTCAAAGTCGTTTCCTACTATCCAGAAGCGACCCCTAAAGGAAAAGTAAAAATGCAGAAAGCTGTTTTGATGGTTAAATCCGATTCCGATACGGAAGCCATAGAAAGAACAAAGCTGTATTTTGATTTTCTGTCAGATATTAATGATCTGGTCATTAAATCTGTTACCCTTACAGAAATAGAAACATATATAGAGATAGATTGATATTATGAATGTACTTAGTTTGTTTGACGGAATGTCCTGCGGACAGATAGCGTTAAAAGAATTGAGAATTGAACCCGACATATACTATGCAAGCGAGATAGACAAGTTTGCAATAAAACAAACCCAGCTTAACTTTCCTGATACAATCCAATTAGGAGATGTAAGGAATATAAAGGTAGCTGATTTAGAGAAAATAGATTTGATTTTAGGTGGAAGTCCTTGCTACAATTTATCTATGATTGGTAAAAGAGAAGGTCTTTCTACAAAAGAAAACATTGAAGTCCTTTCTTTGGAGCAATATCTTGACCTAAAAAGCAAAGGAGTTGAGTTTACAGGTCAATCTTATCTGTTTTGGGAATTTGTTCGTATTTTGGAAGAAGCAAAGAAGATAAACCCAAATGTCCTGTTCCTGTTGGAAAATGTGGAAATGGGTAAAAAGAATAACCAAAAGTTTGTACAAATCCCTTTTGCGAGATTAGTTAGTTACTTAGAATACAAATGTGAATTAGCTGGTATTGAAATAGTTATTCATGAAGAATCATATACTTCAAAATGTGACTCTCTTGCATTTGAGAAGATAGGAAGACATGATAGCTATTTAGGAAGAAGGAAGAAACGAGGGTTGTTTCAATCTTCGGTAGGAAAGCTCATTAATGCTGATGTAAATGGTGCATTGAACATTATGAGAAAAGTAGTTGGTGATTCCTGTGAATCAATTCGTAGGATAATCGATAGAGGGTTATTGTTTAATCCGGTAAGGATTACGAATGTATTTTGTTAATAAGGTACATTCCGAAACTTATAAAGAAATATAATAGGTTTTATTGAATTTAATATTTTTCATAACATGGAATTTTCGACAATTTGCATTGTATTACTGGGAATAATAACGGTTTTCCTATTGGGGACTGTATTTGTTCTTTGGTTGAGAGTTAAGAACTTGAGACACTACTGCATGGCAATAGATTCAAGAATTGATTCTGTAAGACTTAACTATCTCATAAGTTTTAGAAACCTCTTGATTCAGCAGGAAAAGTTTGAAGATGTAGAATACATAGACGAACTGATCAAAGACGAATATCCCGACATAAACCTAAAAGAAGTGACGGTAGAAGATATGCTTGATTTATTATAAACTTTTAAAAATCAATTGATTATGGAGATTAAAGTAAAAAGAATAACACCTATTGATTATCCCTATACAATAGGAAAGATGTATATTGACGGAGAGTATTTCTGCGATACTTTGGAAGACAAGAACAGGGGTTTATCGCAAAATATGTCAGAGGAAGAAATAAAATCAAAAAAAGTGTATGGGCAAACCGCCATCCCTGCGGGTAGATATAAAATTCTTATGAATGTTGTTTCTCCAAAATTCAGTAAAAAACAGTTTTATATAGATGCTTGCAGAGGTAAGGTTCCTCGGTTAGAAGGAGTAAAAGGATTTTCTGGAATATTAATACATTGTGCCGCGACCCCTGCTAATGTAGAAGGCTGCATAGGCGTAGGGTACAACACTATCAAAGGACAACTTACCAATATCAAAGAGGCATTTGAAAAGGTGTACAAAAAACTTTCTTCTACCAATGAAGAAATCTGGATTGCAATATCATGAAAGAAGATTTATATAAAGGTAATAGAGATGAAAGGGGAAGATTTTTAAAAGGTGTTCCTTCTAATCTGTGTGCCGATGAAAGAGCTAAAATCATCCAAAAAGTTATTGAAGCGAAAAAGAAATCTCCTGGGTACATTGGAGATTTAAAAACAAAGTATCCTTATATTTACAACTCATGGAGAAGTATAAACTATACAGAAAAAGGCAAAAAAGCTGGTGTTTGTGAAAGATGGAAATCTTTTAAATTGTTTTTAGAAGATTCTCTTTTGACATATAAAGAAGGGTATATCTTTAGAAGAAAAGACACACATAAACCTTTTTGCCCAGATAATGCTATTTGGATACCCAAAGAAGAATATCAATATTTTTGCAATAAAGACAATTGTGTTATTATTGAATATAATGGGAAATCTTTATCAATAAAAGAATGGGCAGAGTTAAACGATAGGAGTGTTACTGCCATAAGAAATATGTATTATAAACGTTATTTAAAAGGCAAATGTTCTATTGAAAAAGTGTTATTTGGTGATTTGAAAGAATTTAAGACAGATAAATCACCAAAAGACTATAAAACTGTATATAGTCCAAGAACAAAAGCCTCTAAAATGATTAGAGAGTATAAGGTTAAAGACAAAAAGATAGGTTTCACAGGCAAAGAATGTGACATAACACCTCAATATATTCTTCAAAATATATTTGGACAAAAATGTAGTTATTGTGGAACAACTGAAAATGTTGGTTGCGATAGAATAGATAATTCCAAGCCTCATACAATATCTAACATTATACCAGCTTGCGCTGAATGCAACTTTATTAGAGGAAATAGATTTTCTGTTGAAGAAATGAAACTGATTGGAGAAACAATCAGACTAATTAAAGCCAACAGAGAAAAGTCTAAGTAAAATACCCGTATAATTATAATGCAAAAGTATAAATTCGATTAGTTTAACTCTAATAGAAAGGAAGGTGTAGTTATGAAGTAAAAATTTTGGATGATCCTCAATATATCGATTAAATCTCTAACAAGGAGGAAGCCGAAAATCCTTAACAGAGTAGGCACATTAACAATCTCGTTGTTAGTAAATTACGTTAATTAAGAAAGGGCTTTGAACACAATCTGTAAAAATCGGTTCTTAGCCCTTTCGTCTTTAAAAACTAATAGTATGCCTTACGAAAAGAAGAATGTTGAAACTCCCAAAAAGAAACCTGTAATCATCCCGGTAAAGAATGTTATTCCTATTTGGAACAGTGCAAAAGTAATCAATCTCCCTATCAATTCCAAACACATAGAATATCATGGAGAAATATATTTGGGTTAAGAATAAGCCCGGAAAATGGTTTTTGTATTGGGTACAATCGACCGATCGTATTTTGCTTTCAATCTGAACAAGATTTCCCTTTGAAGGGCTGATTCCTGGTTTTTCAGTTTCAGTACCGTTCCCCGGTAGTCCGATACAGTCCATTTCCCGTCTTTCTTTTCCAAAAGAGACAAACGCGATCTTATATCCCCATTTACAAATACTTTTATAGATGGGGATATTTTTATTTTCGCGTCCTTTACATTTACCAGATACTTTTTCAATTCCGGCAGCATTCTTTTCCTTCCGTCACTACCTGCGTCCCCTTCCAGATACTTTATAAACTTTTCTATTCCTTTTATCTTCCGGTCTATGTTTTCTTCTCTTTCTTCCGACAGGGCTATTTTCAAATTCCGTCTTGTAATAGGTTTAATGATCGTACTTCCCCACAGGAAACCGTTGGAGGGACAAAGCTCGTTGAACCTTTCCACTCTTTTTACATAGAGGTTTATCTTTCTTTCCTTGTTCGTCATAGCTCCCTTTCCCTATTTAAGTCGTAAAGCCTTTAATCTGTCCTTTACAGAGGCTTTTCTTTCGTCATCTATGTAGGTAGCTTCCTGTACTTCATAAGGCGTCATTTCGTCCAGGAACTTCTGGTTTTGCTTTTCCAGCTCTTCCCAATTGGCTGCACGTATCAGATCGCCAGGAAGCATAATCTTTTCCCTACCCAGAATAGTTTTATTGAAACCATTGAAGTCCTTGTAGTAGCTTGTTGCAAGCTGATGTACCAATACAGTAGGGTCAAGACCTGATTTTGCAGCGACGAGACCTATTATAATAGAATTGATTGGAAGTGTACGGAACACACGAGAAACGTTTTCTTGTCCGTGTAAGGTGGCGACAATATCAATTTTCCCGTCTACAGTCAGCTTTAGTTCATTTCCCTTTACTTCTTTCCGGGCTTGCTCCAGCATGTTTCTTATTTCCCGCTCGAATATCAATGCCTTTTCTTCCTTTTCTTCTGCAAGGTATTTTTGATACCGGTGCTGTAGGTCTATTATGATAGTGTTTATGATCTGTAGCCGTCCAGCTTCCGTTGCTACCTTATATTGGTTGGATGAAGCAAGAAATACGGCACGTTTGCTTTCGATTTCCGCTTTCTTTTTGGCGAAGATGGCTTGCAGTTCCTTTTGGGTAAGTTTTATCTTCTTTTCTTCCTTTAGGATTTTCTGGACATCATCAACGCCGTTCATCTCCCCAAACAGTTTCACGATATAGGACATGATCTCCGGCGTGACGGAAGAAAGCATTTCTTTTCGATAAATGTCGTTGAATGCCTCTTTGCACCTCTTTATTTCTTCTATAAGAGGCATAACATACATTTCTTTGTGCCGTTGTGCTTTCTTTACGTCCGATTCCTTTCCGCCGTGACGAAGGATAAAACCCTTTGCTGAGTAACTTTTCAAATCGGCCGTAATCTCTTCCCCGTCCTTACCTTCAAAAACAAAGAAACGGTAAGACGATTCAGAAAGTGCCCTTTCTGCCGTTTCCAAAGCGACAAAAGCGTTTTTTAGCTCACTGGAAGCGGTCTGGATCACTTCTGGAGCTTGTTCTATTATTTCCACAAAGTCCTTTTGGGAAATAGCCGGTAAATCTTTATTAGTAAGCTGTTTCTCCTTCTTCATTGTTCAATTCTTCGATTTGAGATTTAGAAAGCTGTGCACTGTTATACTCGAAACATTCTGACTTGTCCACATAGGGACACTCAATTTTATATCTACAGTTATCGCAAACTATAGAAGGTTTGTCTACAGACTTTTGTAGTTTCATTTTGACAAAAATTTAATGGTTGTTCTTATTATATGGCAAAGCTACACTAAAGAAAGGACAAAAACAAAAGTCCTTACCTATACATCGCGTACCGGTAAGGACAAAATAATAACATAAACTAATTAAACTACTAAATACCAATTAAATAACTAAACTAATAATATAGCAAACATAAAATTTTCTACACATAGCAAAGATATACAAATCTTTTTCTTTGGAAAGACTAAACGCTTTCAAAATATGCAACCTCTTTAAGCTGATACATTTTCAGTCTTTCCCCGTTCTCTATTTTGTAGCCGACGTACACTAATTTGTAAAGGAACTGATAAAAGTTGCCCGGCAAAAATTTCTTCTTGTTCTTCTTTAGGATATTCTTCACAAAATATCCTTTACAGAAAAAACCTTGTAACTTTTTTGAATCATTCAATAGAAGTACATTCACAATATCTACAGATTTGTTCAAATAGAAGCACGGCACGCCGGCATTGTATTTCCATGTTACAAACTTAACATTGTCTTTTGTGTAATACTTCATTCTATTCTTTCCTTTTTCTTTCCTTATCTGCCTTTTAGAGACAAACAAGGAAAGAAATTTATTTAACCTGATCATAGTGTTACATGTTTTCGTTTATCTTTTGTAATACACTTTGCAGCACACTATCACCGTTGAAAGTTGCTTCTACTACAGTGTCTATACTTCCATTATCATAAGTAAACACTATTTTCCCGGTTTTATCATATAGCTTTATATCCTGTATAACTTTTAACTCTTTTGGGCTATCCTGTTTTACTTTAGACGTGATGCTTTCCAGGTCAAGTCCGGTTACTTCTATCATATCGTCCGTATAGTCAGAGACATTAAAGTCAAAATAACTTTTATTCTCTTTGTCTCGGACAAAGTTATATGCTTCAAACTCGTCTTTAAACGTCTTTTCTTTTCCGTTCTTGAATAGGTGGAATGTTTGTGCGTTCGGTTGCTCCCAACTATAACCGTCTTTCTCCATAAAGAAAAATACTTTGTTTGTAGCATGTCTTTTTAAATTTATCAAAGATTGCTCCAAAAAATCAGAGAAAGGAATGCTTGTATTTATATCCTTTTCTATATGAACGCCTACTTTTGTGTTTATCTCTAAAATTTCTGTGTAAGCCCAAACGCGAATCTCACGTATAAGGCTATCACCGTCTTTGGAGACACAAAAAATATTGTTGTCTTTGTCTATAGTGACACTCAAACCTTTGCTATTCAAATATTCTATCACTCCATCTAAAGAACACCCGGTAAAATATTCTTTTTCGCTTGTTTCCGTTACGTTTGCAGCACTTTCTTTGCTCTCCTGTAGGTTTGTATCATTTTTATTTTCCGACGTTCCTACAGGCTTAATATCTGTGTCCGGTTCTTTTGTTTCTTTTCCACAATAAACAGACGTTAACTTATCCGGGAAATAATCGTTCTTATCTCTAATTGGATTAAAATAATTAATTTTGTTATCAATCATAAAACAGTTGTCACAGTTGTCAGAGACAAAAGAAAGTTTACAATAACTATATTCTTTTGTAAAATATATTTCGCCGTTCCAACCGTCCAGACAAGAAAGTACTTTACTTAATCTATTATCTGATCTATAACTAAAATTAGACGGTTCAGACAATTGTACAAACAATTCTCCGTATTTACCATCTATGTCTCCTATTCCTAATTCTGTGATATAATTCACTCTTAATCGGTCTGATCCTTTTTCTATCTCGAAAGAAACAAATTTTGAAACTTTAGATATAGTTTTTAAGTCCTTTGTGAACTGTTTGTTGTCCTTAACTGTCAATTTTAATTCCTTGTATAAAATAGGGTAAACGCCCTCTATATTTACATTCTTATTGAAATCATTGTAACGACACTCAAATATTTCACCTTTATCCGTTACGATCGTTACGACTATTTGCCCCTTTTTGTCGTCGCTACCAACAATAATATGACATTCTTTCCCTACCAACTTTTTAAAGATATCAAAAGATATACATACATACTTGCCCCAAACACCAGAAAAATTGGATATTTTCACATTTCTACTTTTACAGATAAAAGAATCAGTAGCATATATTTTGCTTAAATTTATATCTATCAAAATATTGTTATCAATATATCGACTTGAATTTTTGGTTTTTACAGTTAGAAACGTTTTGTCTTTCTTATTAAATACAATATCAAAAGAACAAATACAATTATCCTCGCTTTCTTGTACCTGATTTCCTTCTTTGACAAATTCTAATTTTTCTTTGGCGCCGGACAACTGTTTGAACCTTTCCAAATATTCAAACACTTTGACTATATCAAAACTGCATTTAAAATTGCCTTTTTCAATAGAGACAATATTATTAGACACCTTACATACATAAGACACGCTATTTATAAAAAAAGAATCAATATTTGAATAATAAGGACTTTTTGTGTAGTATTTTGTCGCTTGTTCTTTTTCTTTCTCTGTTAGTCTTTCTGCTTTCCCTTGCTTTGTTTCAAGGCTTTCGCAGTTTGCGATATAGGCGTAAACGTCTTTCAATGTATATACGCCCGGTTTTTCGTTTTTAAAAAGTTCTTGGAAGTATGTTTTTGCAATTGCCAACAATTCTACAAAAATTTCCATGAATAAAGTATTTGTACTGTTATTAGTTGCTTTCATTTTATTATCTCCTATTAGTTTATATTATTGTTAATAAATTGTTTATGCTTTATGAATTGATTGATAAAATAAGTAGGGTTATTACTCCCTACCTTTGTCCAGGTTCGTTACCTCTATTCCTTCCGGTAAAGTATTACTGCACACAAGTTCGTTGATTAAATCAGAAGGAACCTTTTCGCAGCAATCTAACCAATTAAAACAAAGTTCGTTTTTATGATCGTAAAGGGTAACGTTATCCCAACTTATGCCGAAAGAAACAACTGCCCTTTTTACTTCATAAATTTTTTTTGCTTTTTCTACACTTTTGGCAAACTCTTTTTCAATCTCTGCAAGTTCTTCTAACCGTTTCTTTGTTCTTGCAGTTTCTTCACGCGCTTGTTTCATTTCTTTTGTCGCGTAACCATGTTTGAATAAATAGGCCATGTCGTTACACTTTTCTACGTCAAATTGCTTGTAAACTTTATCCTTATTTTCAATTTTCAAGGTTAAGCCCGTTTTTGTTTCCATTTCCCGGATAGCTTCTTTTGCTTGCTTTTCCCAAGCATCAGCAACGCCCAAGTGAAAAACAAGGTAGTGAAATAAATCTTTGTTGTCTGAAGCGTTACGTAATATTTCAATAGCTTCCAAATTAGAAATATTATACATTTCCGCTATTTGTTCATTTGTTTCACCTTCATTGATATGAAAGCGAATGTCATCTATAAACATTGGCTGCCCTAAATGATTGCAAGTATGCAGCTTTTCAAACATAGAAAGCTCAGGTTTTAAGTAGGCGATAATGTCACCTATTGCGCCGGAAATCAAAGTATAATAACGTCCGTTGTTCTTCTTTACCTTAATTTCGCCGGTAAAACTAAAGGTTAAATGTCCGTTTTTGCAATCATCATTTAACCCAATATCATTTAACCCAATATAGTAGGCAAAGGAATAACATTTACCGCCTTCAAAAAGAGTGTTATCTACTTGTGTGTCCTCTTTAAAGAACTTAGAAAATGATCCAAAGAAACCAATACGATTTACAGTTACCTTGTTTTCGTTGTTATTTACTGTAGTTGTCATAGCTTTATTGCGTTTTGTCAAGGTTTGCGCGCCTTGTTTTAATTAGTTTAGTTAGTTATTTTATTAATAAGTCAAAATTTGTACTTTATACCCGTCTTTCCCGGAAAATTGATATATTTCGCTTGCTGCCTCTACATATTCGCTTTCAACTATATCCAAACAGCCTTTCACTTTTCCGTCAAAAGAGTAGGTTTTAAACTCCTCAATAAATTCTGCACAATCACCCTGTAATAGGGTTAATCCACCACCTCCATTGCCCAAAGTTGCTACAACAATAGTATTGTTGTTTTTCAGTTCTGTAGCAATAAATTCAAAAATTTGTTCTTTTGTTCTCATAATCTTTATTTGTTTATGTTATTATATTATTATTAGTTCTTTATCACATTGCAAATGTAACACTTTAATGTTACATACCAAAGGTTTTATAGTTAAGAAAGGTTAATTTGATGATTTTTCTTTGTTTTGTTTGTTACTTATAAATGATTTTTCAACCAAAATATAAACTAAAACCAAAACAATAGGAATAGATAAGATAACGTGTAAAACGTTCTTTTCATCGACAAATAGGATAATCAGGGCGACAATAAAAGAAATAAATACCACTTTCAACGCCTCTAATATTACTTGTATAGCTTTCATTTTCATAACTTTATTGTTTTATAGTTTATTAAAGTGTATTGTTTACATTTATTTTGTAGGATTTTCCAAAGGAGATACCGCGCTTTGTATTTTCAATAGGTGTAAAAGTTACATTATTTCCGTTCCTGTCAACTCCATAAATACCGGTTGCACCTGTTTTGTTTTCCCTGCAAAATTGCTTTGCTTTTTGAAGGCTGGAGAACTCCAGCCCGTCAACTATCCATTTATACACCCTATTCATTGTATTTGCAAATTTGATAATAGTTCAATCGCTTTTTCGTTTCCTTTGTTTGCTTCTTGCTGCAATTTCTCCAAAGTAGTAAATTTTCTCCCACCATTTACACCAATTTTTCGACATAGAGAAATAAACGTACTGTGTAAAATTTCTTCACCCTTATAAATATACTTTGTTTTCATATCCTTATCGCTTTAAATCATTAAAAATCAAATGTTTCTTGTAAATTGTTTGCAAGTTCGTAAATGTCAACGCCCTCAAACACTCTATTATATTTATTTTCTTGCTTGCATAAGGTATTCCACAAAGCAGGCGTATTCCCATCTCCTTTGTAAAAGTCGTTTTTGTCCGAATATTCATTTTTATAAAGAATATCTTGCAAAAATGAATAAAACATCTCTATCATATCCTCCCTACTTTTATCTATATTATCAATTTTAAAATTTTGGAAGCTATCAAACCAATCAAAAGATAATCTTTTGCCCTCATAGCTCACTGTTATAATGTAGTGGTTATGATTTTCCGGGTATTTTTTATCCCACTTACATACCTTTGTGTTTGCAAGTAAGCATTTAATTTTGATTGCTTTACCTTCAAAGGAAATAGAAGTTTCCTTGCTATCACCGTTATTTGTGATCGCTGGTTGATCGTTAAAACTTTCGTTTTCGTTGTTAATTAACCCTTGTGCTTGTTTTGCGTTAATTCTCTTTGCTTTCATAACTTTGTTGTTTAATTAGTTGTTATTATTAGTTCTTTATCACATTGCAAATGTAACACTTTAATGTTACATACCAAAGGTTTTATAGTTAAGAAAGGTTAATTTGATGATTTTTCTTTGTTTTGTTTGTTACTTATA